GCCTCGTATTCATATTTAATACCAAGCGCATCAAGGAACACAGCCCACCTAGCCTCGATCCTGCTACGGAAATGGTAGCCGTTATAGCGGGTCTGAATTGCTTTGATCATTGCTGTACCCTCTGATTGATTGCGGCTATCGCGTCGGCTTCGCTGGTGTACTCACCCACAATGGCATCGGTGGTATCGTTGAATACGCGCCACACAACCGGACCATTACCAGACTGCACGCCGTCATAGGAATAATTGGTTGTAACCGCGCCTGAAACCTTGTAACCTGGAATATCGTGTAACTTTTGTAACCCACCTTCGTTTGCGGCGTCCTGATGCGCTGAAACAGGGTTACAAACAGGGTTACAATCGGTTACATTTGTAACCTTTTGAGCTTCAAATAAATCATCTGAAGTTACAAAGGTTACATCGGTTACAGAAGTTTCAAGGGTTTCATCGGTTACAACATCCTCTGGTGTCTTGGCTGGCTCTACGTAATAGCCACCGCTGCTACCAACCTGCTGTAACAGATTCTTGAGGAACATACGCCGCACCGTTACCTTTACGGTGTTGTTGGGGAGGCCAGTCATCTCGGCTATGGTGCCTGGGCCGAGGGGCAATACGTCGGTAGCGTTGTCCTTCAGGAAGCGGTAAATAGCCTGCTCGGTGCTGCCCATCATTGGCTCTGGTGCGGTGTCAGAGACAATCCAGCGACGGCCCCGGCTGGTCACTTCCTGGGTCAAGGCCCAATCCACCTTATCGCCCATGCGCGGGAATGAGGCGATGCGTACTCGTTGCTCCTGGTCCTGGTACATCGCCATACGGCTGGCCGCCGCAGCCCACATGCCGGTCGATCCGTTGTACATGATCTTCGGGTCGGCCTCTCGCTTCGATGCGTGCCACACGCCGAGGATTGCGGCGTTGTAGTGCAGGGCGAGCTTGTGATACGGCTTCAGTTCGGAGTAGTCGCCACGATACACGTTCTGCTTGAACTTCTCGGGGGGCAGAAAGGCCGTTAGCACATCGATGATGACGACGTTAATCTGCATCACTCGCATATACCAATCAAGCTCGGCTAGGGCATCCTCTGGTGTCTGGGGGAAATCATCCTCGATTGTCTTAACGTGCAGACGGCCACGAGGGATTGACATACCCATGCGGGAAATATCAAACATCGGGATAAGCTCTTGGGCGCTGTACTCCACACCGAGATACAACACATTGCACTGTGGGCACTCGATAGCCCCCAGCCACTTCGTGCCCGTCGCCAGGGCGATGGCGAGCTGCACCGCCGCCGGTGTTTTGCCGACGTTGGGCTGCCCCACAATCAAGCCCAGTCCTTCACGTAGAAAGTTGGGGGCATACCACACTACCGGCTTGCGCTCCATCGTCAACAGGTCGTTGACATCAAGCGGGATTTTTGGCACCAGGATGTAGCGGTTGCCGTCCTCGGTTTCAATAGCGGGCCTCGGTGCTGGCCGATCATCACCGTTCAATATTTCGCCGGTCGCAGTATTGACACGAGGCTTGCTAGGGGTTGGCGTATTCATCTGTTGCTCTTTCCATAGTGCTTTCCCTGCCTCGCTGTAATCGCCGTTATGCTCCAAGAGCACCTTTGCAGCAAAGAGCGAGTAGGCATGTTCCGGCTCGAAGGGGGCGGCGCTCGAACTGAAGACGTACAGCAGGTTGCTGCCGCCGTAGTTTGTAGTGGCGCTGAGACCGCGCCCATCCTTGCCAGGCCGCTGCCACATCTCGACTTCGCCCCGCACGCCCATCGAGTGCCAGCCGTGGCGCGGCAGCAGATCAGACCAATCCGCCTCGCGGTTATAACGGTCGCCGGGTCGCTCATCGCCTGTGGCGTTGCTGCGAGGCTTTGTGCCCCGTACCACCTGGGCCGCCGGCACATAGGTGTTAAAGATCCGTGCGTTACTGATTAATATTGCTCGCTCGTCGGCGGTAAGGGTAGGGGCATCTTCAATGGCAAGATTCAGCATCACATAGGGCTTACCACTCGGATGGCATGCGGCTGGCGAGGGTGGCACAATAGCATAGCCACCCTCGCCCCGCGTCTCAAAGAGCACCACCGCCAGTAGGCCGGGCGCTGCTGCCTGCTCTGCTGGTGTTGGGTGACGTTGTGCCAGTTTCATATTGCCAGGGGGCGGCGCATCGCAACGGTAGTACAGATGGCGACCACCCGTAGGCGTGGCCGCCATCGGGATGCGGGCCAACAGTCCGGGCGCGTCGTGCTCTACGTTCGCCGCCCACTGGTCAAACAGTTCAGGCGCATCGGCATCGAAGGTTTCAAGGTTGCCACTCACTGCGCCAGTGACAACCGCGATCCCTTTGCCGCTATTGCGTAACCAGCCATCAACTTCCTTGGTTGTTGGCGTGCGTTCCTGGAATAATTTCCACTTCAGGGTCGGTGCTTTGCTGCCATCATCATGGATGGGAATCACCGAGATGCCAGCGGCGATCAGGGTGCGAGCAGTTGTTAGCGTGGCAGCAGTCATACACACACCTTATTTCTAAAAGGCATAGCCCGCTAGGGAGCGGGCTATGCACGTCGCGTAATTGCTAGAACGGAAGATCAACCATCTCATCAATGGGCTGCGGCACGTTGCGCCCGTTCGTTGTCGGCATGGCCTCAGTGCTGCCGATTGGCTCCAAGAGCCAATCCTTACGCTCGGTGTAGACCGCTTCGCCCCACTGCACCAGCTCTTTGCCGACATACAAACTGTTGAACAGGTCGCGGCCCGTCTTATCGTTCGGCAGCACCAGGCGCGGAGGCGTGACCATCGCGCCCTGGGTCTTCTCGTAGATAACCTTATTCTTGTCATCGCGCCCGCAACGTACCGGGGCGAAGAAGAACCACGGCGGCAGCGAGTTCCCGGTTAATTTGCTGGCCTCTTTGCGGAGCGTTCGCATCCCGCCGTATACATCGATCACCAGGGCCATTGAGGTTTTGATACCGTTGCTTTTAACGACCACCGGCTGATCAAAGCCCTCGATGCCACACAGCAGCTCAACCACCACCGTCCAGCCCTGCGGCCGGTTGCCCTTTTGTGTGCGCTCAGTTAGGTATGTCTCAATGCGGTTCTCAGCATTCTTGATGGCGTCCTGCTGGCGCACACCGATGATCTGGAGTTTGGCGGCATCGCAACGATAGCCGCTCTTGCTGTCGCCACTGGCAAAGATGGCGTCGAAGGCCACCCAAGGCGCGGTCGGCGCAGAGAGCCCTAGCCCCTCCAGCCGGTCGGCCTCGACAAAGAAGTGGCCGGGGGTCTGCGCCTGTGGCGAGCCGTTGCGCCACTGGATGCGTAGCAGTCCGTCGCTCTGGTGTCCTGTCTCGGTGTAGGTCGTCGTGTAGCCTTGTGCGTCGGTCATGAAGTCGGTCATGGTGCTGTGCTTTCTGTGCTATGCGGTATATTGGTGCCCACGTTTGGGCGAGGTCACTTGGTTGTCTTCGTCTTCTTCGTTCGCCGCCGGATCGGGCCACTGACGGCGCAATCGGCGCAGAGCCCGCCGCCGGATACACAACCACAGGAGGGGCAGTACATTAGTAGCTCCCTTCGTCTTCGTGCGTTGCTATCTTCTCGTCATCTATCACGTCGATCAGTTCGTTCCAGATAGCTTTGAAGCCGTTGTCATGTGTCCAATCTGCGATCTCTTCAGCAATTGCCATCAAATTGGCATTAGGCGCATTGTGATCTGCGAACTGAGGGACAAAACCGAGTTTACGAACTATCTGCTCTCGTGCATAGATGATCGCGTTTCGTAGGTTACTCATCACGCTGCCTCAACTTTCGGATAACCCAACTCAGCACGAATAGCCGTGATGCTCAGAAGCGCATCGCGGTCGGCATCGCTGTAGCACTGGCCTCGGCCAATCACCACGCCATCAGGGGTAGTGGCCTCGTAGAAGCCAGTGGTGCAGTTCAGGTCAATCTCGTAGGTGATGGTGGCTGCGTCGGCGTCGGCCGCATCGTCGGTAGTGGGGGCGAGTACGCGCACAGACCAATCATTCGTATCGTTATGCAACCACACTGCCATCTCGTTGTCGATGGCTGGCTGGGTCGCCTCGAACGCCAGCACGTCAGCGACCTGCTCAGGAGTGCAGCCGACGACATCAGCGATGGCTTCGATGTAGTCAGCTTCGTCATCAGCACACTGGGCAGCATCAAGAACCTGCTCATCCAGCAGGTCATATACGAGGTCATTAAGGGCGCTCAGTGCGGCGGTCTCGCTGCGGTAGAAGCCCTTGATCTCGCCGTTCAGTTCGGCGCGGTAGTCGCCACGGTCGTAGGTGACAGTCTTGACGAAGGCGGGGGTGGTTGTGGTAAACTGCGAAGTGGTTGCCATGAAGATGATACCTTCCTGGTGGCTAGTGGCGCTCGTCGGCTGGACCCCGGCGGGCGCTGCGTTGTTTGCTATATACAGAGTATAGCATACTGACTGTGGCTTGTCAAGAGTATAGTATATTGACTGAAGGGTATTCTTGTGATATAGTCTACATACAGAGTTCTGTATTATTCTTTGAGGGAGGCATATATGACGCGCTTGCGAGTTCAGGAACAAGCCAAAGCCCACGGGCTGCCCACGCTGTCGGCTCTGCAAGAGGCGGTCATACGTGGGGGTCGTGCTATCCCGCTGGGTACACTGCGCCGCTATTGGTACAGTACGAAGAACGGGCTTGCATCTGGAGAGCCGATCAAACTGGTTGACATTACCTTGCTTCGCATTATTGCTAAAGTGATTGGTGTATCTGTAGGCGACTTGGTAAACGAAGATGAGCCTGACCAGCGAATAGCAGCCTAACCCGCGCCAGCAAGGAGTATTGCTATGAGTAGATTTACAGTCGGCATGAAAGTCGTGTTGGTTCAGTACGATCACCTGAAAAAAAGTGAATACCTCGGCACGGGACGCATTGGTAGCGTTACGGCCTCTGGGCAAGTCGTAACGTTGATGAATGGACAGCAGTTCAGTGGTGACAGCGGGCGAGAGCGGCCCCGTCCTTCGCACTATCGGTACACCTATATTGAGCCGTTTAGTGAGAAATATCACGCAACCTTGACCGCTGAACAGTTGCAGCGTGTCGATCTCTTGCAAATGGCCTAACCCGCCGCCCCTCGCACACGCCTCGCAGCCCCTGCCAATTCGGCGGGGGCTTTTGGTTGCGGCTGTGGCGGTCGCTGCGGTCATTGGGCTATCCTCGCCGCCCCTGACTCCAAGGAGCGGCGCTGTGTGCTAGGCTATCGAACGACGCCCAAGTGACCGAAGATAGATCGGAATAGTGCTTGCTCTTTGCCGAGATAGACAAGTGTTTGCCCCGTGCGATTGCGTCCACCTACTTTTTCAGGATGCCAAAACTCTTGGCGTCCACGGAAGAACAACACCATGCCGACAGCGGCGAGATCCTGCCACCAGTTTGTCTCGGTGTAACTGTTGGTGAGTACAAGCGCCTGGCTAATGTCGCCGCTCTGGTAATGTGTTAGAACCTTACGTACCCAGACGGTCGGCGCTGAGTATGGCGGGTTCAGCCATACTCGCCCCGTCCACGGCTGCATAAGCCCGTCGTCAGCTTTAGTGTGGTAGCGCTTGGCTTTTACCACTGCTTGTGCTGCTTGGCACGATGCCGGGTCAAGGTCAATAGCGCCTAAGAGAAGATGCGCCAGCCCGATCAGCGTTGCAGGGGTATACCACCCGTCTGTTGCCGCACCCGCATCCATCAGATACGGATCATCTATGCCGAGATCAAGTCGGCTTGGTAGTAATGTGGTCATCGCGCTTCCTCGTTCTTCGCTGCGCCCCGCCGCGTTTCAGTGTATCGGCGGGGCGTCGGCGGGCTGGTGCTATAAGTGTTGCTCGATATAGTCAGCAATCTGGCCGAAGGAATGCTCACCTATTTGGTTGTCAATATCACCGTCGTTATACGCAGGCAAGACGCCCCGTGTGATGCGGTCGTTTGTGATGCCTGCCCATCTATCAACTGCGCTTGGCAATTGCATGGATTCCGGTATGTCACCAAAAGGAACATAGACCGTGTTTCTCCACTCGCCCAACCCTGCCTTACGATGTAGATCACACAACACACCCAAACAGCAAAAGGCGTGATCGTTACGCAAGCGGCCTCGCCCCTGGCTGTACTCACCACTCCGAAGCGCCGCCACCCACGCTGCTTTAATCTCTGGGTTCATTGCCCCACCTTCCTCTCTGCCAACCGCTTCCTGCGCCCCTGTGCGGCCTCCTGCGCCGCCGCGAGCTGGTTGCGGTAGCCGAATGCCCCCGCCTCACTGATGCAGTCCGAACAGACGCCCACGCCGTTGAGCAACGCGGCGCAGCGTCGGCCGTGCGAGCACTGCGGCCACGTCAGGCGAGCCAGCAGCAGGTCGTAGCGCTGGTGGAGCGCACCGGCTTCGCTGTGGTCAATAGCGCCCGCATCGATGGCGCGGCGGAGAGCGGTTGGCAGGGTGTCGAGGAGTGTCATGACTGCACCTCGCCGCGTGCTTTGGCGATGGCGGCAAAACACCGGTGCATGGCTTCCTCTGTAAAGTTGCCGTGAAAAATGGCATCAGCGGCAAATTGGCAGGCTTCCAGCAAGTCAGGCGAAGCAGCGATGAGGCGGGCGTTAGCGAGTTTAGGGACGGCATTAAAACTAGCAGCTCCGTAGTATATCTTTTCGCCGTTTTCAGCACGGATCTCCCCAGCCCAATCACCCCGCTCTAGATTGATCTTCCATCCTGTGTATGTCACGACCTCCCACGGCCCCGGCGTGTGCTTGTCTGTTTCGCTATTCTGTGCTACCATACCCGTATCACTCCTGTTCTTTCTTAAGCCGTTCAACGACCTTACCGTTGCGCGGCTTCGTTGTGTCCACTGATCACCGGCCGGGCCATCGCGTAGCGCTGTGCTATCGCCGCGTGGCAGTCGTACTCTTCGGCATACTCCAATGCCTGTGGCCGCACCTGCTGCGCCAACTCCAGCGCAACCGCTGCCGTTGGCACGTCGGCAAGTGCGTCCTCGGCTATCTCGATTGCCAGTAACAACTCATCAATCATCATCAATCATGGCGGCGGTCCTTGCGTCCAGTGCGTGATAGAGGCGGTGTGAGAGCTGGTGTACTGCGTCTGCGTAGGTCATCTGATCTCGCTTTCGTAATAGTGCGGGGCGGGATAGCCAACCGCCCCGCGTTAGTCAACGTTCTTAGGAAGTACACGGGTGATAGTTGGTGTTACGCAGTCAACTATCGTGTTGATTGTTCCCCCTTCTGTTGCTCGGTCAGCTTGCGAAACATGTACAGTCGAGTCGCCGGGCCACCCAGACCGCCGCTCGCGTCGATGCTGCCGAGAACAGCACCGAGGCCAACGATGGCTCTCTGGTCTTTTTCTCCACTACATCACCCCCTTGTTGCCACTTGGAGATTATTACTTTGTCTGGTAAAATAAGTTAGAACGTTAAAATAAGGCGTTCACCCGCTCATAGACCTCTTCAGCGCTGAAGTTACGTACCACCGGCATTGCCCGCGCCGCTTGGATCTCCTGCATGCGCTTCACAAGTCGGGCCCTGCACACATGCCTACAAGGTTTGCCATTGCTCGCCGCCTCACATTGGCACTCCGTCGTCACCCGATACACAACCCCGTGCTTCTTCGGGTCACTGCTTGGCACTAGCATCGCATCGCCGCTGAACTCCACCCACAAACCACACTCGCTAATGGCCGCTAGATCCTCGTAGGCGTTCTGTACCGCTTTGACCCAGCGCTTCTCCGTGGCGGGGATCTTGCCGAGTGCCGCAGCGTAGGCCGCTTCGAGCGCAACGGGATCGATGGATACAGTGGTGATAGCCATAGCAATGCCTCCTGGTGATTAGGTAGTTGTGGTGTCGGGGGCTGGATCTGTATCAGTGGGAGGGCCGAGGGGACAGGGGCAGACATCGGCAACAATCGAAAGCACAGCGTTTAGCCCCGTGCCCATGTTGCCTTTTCGCGCACGCCAGAGCGTTGACACATTGACATTGAAACGCTCTGCGATCTCACTTAGTGTAAGATTGTGTTTGGCACAATACATTGCGAGCGCCTTATTCAGCAGCTCTACGGCTTCAGGAGTAGCACGAACATCGGCCTCTGTCTTCCTAGCACGACGTACATATCCCGATACACCTGCACCGCCATTTGTTTGATTGCAAAGATTGTTACGGCCATGATGAGCAATCAGGTTGCGCTCATAAGTAAAGGCTGCTTGCTCATCTTCTGTCTCAAAGACAACAGCTTTACCTACCTGCTCGCCCCTGTGCCACATATCACGAATGACTGTGCATTTCTGGCACTGGCAGTTTCGTTTTGCTTCTTTCTCGTGATCGTCTACCCTGCCGCCCTTTCCCTTTCCTATGTAGAAAGGCTCACCGTCAGGGCCGCTAAGAACATACACATAAAACTGAGCCATAATACGTTCCTTGCTCTCAACCAAGATGTTTTACAGAAATGTTATTTACCAGTAGAACTATCTTGGTCCTCAGACAGTGTACTACCCGTAGACCGTTTGGGCAACCGAAAAGAATCAATGGCAATCCCAATTGCCGCCGATCTGCTTACCTTGACACCTTTGCGTAGAGTAAGGTACTCAGCGATTGCTTCAGCCTTCGTAACCTGATGGTCTTCCAGGTTTATGGTGATGACACGCATTGGATGGTCTACTTTCTTTGTACTACTGATAGACCAATTATATCAAGTTAATAACTCTTGTCAAGAGTTATTAAGAGGTTTATACTAATAAATAGGAGAAGTGTTTATGCAGTGGGTATTGCCAAGAATGACAACACCAATGGAAAACAAACTAGCAGCGTTCATTCGGCAAGCGCGAGAGCAGCGCGGATGGACAATGCGCCAACTTGAAGATTACACTGGTATATCCAAAACCGCTTTACAGTCTATGGTTGAAGGAAAGACAAAAGTGCCGGTATTGGAAAACCTGGACAGGTTAGCCCAGGTTTTCAATGTGTCGCTTGGTTATTTGGTAGAACTCTGTGGGTTTAAGATTAATACCGTTGACCTACGGAACGCTCCCGGTTCGATTCTAACCCCTGAGCAACTGCAATTCCTTGCTGATCTAACCCCTCAACAGCGAGCTGATCTGCTAGAGTTTGCGCGTAAGATGCGGGACCAGAATCACACATAGTCGTTACTTGATCCCACACTGAAGCCCGCTCTTGAGTGAGCTTGTGGGCCAGGATCTTGTTGCCCTGTCGCCAACGGTGCATGTGGAGTAACGCGCCGGACGTAGCCAATAGTACGGCTGTCCAGAAGGTGCAAATGACAAATGGCAGCAACAGCGTAATGGCAACGTTGACGTAGTACACCCCATACAAACGGACCATACAAAAAGCCCCTTGTTTCTAGAGTCCAATGCGGCTTTTCGTGGCCGCGTGGGTGCTCGAACAAGGAGCGGGGAAGACGAAAGATTACTTACAAAAACACTGCTTCGGATAAAGATACTACTGTATAGTGCTATAAATGTCAATGGTTTATGTTTCACCTTTTAACCGAGATAACTGAAAGTTCATACTACCGCTTGTGATAGCTGGTAAGGATTTGGTAACAGCGTGGTACGCTGCCGTAGTAGACTCCCCAACATTGGAAGCACACGGGAGTTTTCTATGCCCAATCAGACAGAAGCTGGTATTGCCGCTGCAAAAAACGGCGATGTGGCCCAGGCTCGCACGTTGTTACTAGCCGCGGTGCAGGCCGATGCGAGCGATGCCACCGCATGGCTTTGGCTCTCCTCTGTCATCACAGCGCCCGAAGAGCGGCGCTATTGTCTGCTACAAGTGCTGGCTGCTCATCCAGGCAGCCCAGCGGCCACCAAAAGGCTTCAGCAACTCGGCCCTGGTGGCACACGCTCACCGCTGCTTGAAGCGTCTGTTGCGCCAGTGGTAGCGGCTACAACGGTGATCCTAGCTCGGCCAAAGCGAAAAAGAAACGGACTTGTGCTCGTATTGTCTGCGGTACTTGGTATCATTGGCGTGCTGGTAATAGTTGTGGTTATAGGCAACAATACAGAACAGCCGATAGCAACAAAGGGGAATCCGTATCTTGATCTTATACGCCCTGAGATCACACAGATACAAAGCGCACTGGAAGACATAGAGGCAGCTACGAAGAGCACCCGTAGTGCTAATTGGTCTCAAGATGTGGAACTGGAGCAGTCTGTGCTGCGGCAGTCATATCGTAACCTTGTGGCAATTACAAATGTGCCTTCTGCGTATACTGATGCGCACGATGCGCTTGTCGAGGCAACAAATACCTGTATTGATTCTGTAAGCGCTATGATAAAAGGTGATGGAGATCTCGACACTGCACAGCTTGTTTTTATGCGTTGTGATCGAAGAATGGGACAGGCGGCAGATATGTTTGTTGCCGCAATGAAGTAACAACTCGCCGCCGATCCGTGTTGCGCTTCCTGATGCCTAACCAGCTAGTGGTTCATTATTGGCACTGTTGCCTCAACCATTCTGTTTGTGTCATGGTGAATATAGAAATATTCTACAGTGCCATCGGGGAATATCTCAGCTTCTAGGTGGTGTGGGCCTGTATTCCACATGAGCAGTAGTTGCCCATTAGGGCCGGGGGCAACATTCGGCATACGCACGGTACTGCGAAGCGCCTTCCACAAAAACCATGCGAACACAGCGGTATGCGGCTGAACACATCCCTGATTGACAACCGAACAGAGATACACTGCTAGTTTCTTTTCGTTTTCATCCATAGTCTCACCATTATATCGCCTAACTAGTGTCAGATACATAGACACACACAGCCCGGGCGCAATGGCCCGGACTGTGTGTGTGACAAGGTGACAAGGTAACTACCGCGTGCCCATCCGGTTGATCGGCTCGGTGACGGCGCTGCTGGTCAGCGCGGCCTTGAGGCCAGCCAGCAGGTTGTACACCGTGTCAGCGTTGACGCCAGCAGGCACGCCGCCGCCGATGATCAGGTCGTTGAACGCGGCGAAATCTCCACCGGCCGCTGCCTGTTCACCGATGTCAAACAGGTTGATCACGTCGTCCTGTACCTGCTGGAGCTGGGTGAGGACGTTGGCGAACTGCTGGGCCGTCGTGGTGGCGGATGTGTTCACGGGGATGCGGTTCGAGGCCATGGTGGTGTCTCCTTTAGTAGAGGGCGATGCCCGCCCCGTTGTTATAGAGTGTTGTTACATCTGTCTGTGTGAGTGTGCCGTGAATGATTGAAAGCTCATCGATCTGTCCTGCCCAGGGCAGATCGTTCTCTTGGCGATTGCCAAGCCATAGCTCTGTTGTGGTTGTTGCCGGTGTCCCTGATAAGGATGTTGGCCCTGCGGCCAATACCCCGTCAATGTAGATCCGTACTGCACCACCGCTGTCAACAGTGCCGACCGCGTGATGCCATGTGTTTGCGGTCCATCCGCTTGCTATTGGTTGCACGAACCCGCCGACCGTGTTGAACACGGCAAAGAAGAGCTGATTGCTCTGCTGGTAAAAAATCCACTCTCGCCCCGCGCTGCGATCTTTCCCTAGTGGTACACTCGCTGCGCTTGTCGTCGGGTACGCCCAAAATGAAACACTGAATCCCAAGCGCAAGCGCAGATTGGCAGCGTCAGGGGTTGTTAATCGCCCCCCACTGGCAATGCTCACCGCGCTGCCGATCTTGCCGGTGGCATTGCCCGGCAGCGGACCACCCGCTGCGGTGAACACGCTGCTCCCGGCACTCGGCAGACGGTTTCCGCTGCCTTCTTCGAGTTTCCAGTGTACGGCGACGGGAACAGATAATGGATTGCCGAACAAGATCGGGATGTTACTGACACCTCGTAGCATCGCTTACTCCGCGTAATAGACAACTTGTACACTGGTTGCCACGGCTGCCGACAGGTGTACATTGAGTGCTTCGCTTACGGCGGTCTTGAACCAGTAATATGGCGCATTACTCGAAACGACCTTACCATTGCCTGCGGTTTTGCCATAGAACAATACGCTGATGTCTGTTGCGGCTGATTGGAACTTAACGTTCACATCGCCATTCACACTGATTTCGTACGCCACCACGTAGATACTTTGTCCTGGTACGGCAGCGACAACCTGACTTGCATACTGTGTATTGGTGGTCAAGATGGCGGTCGTTGTTGTTTTCATAACTTCCAATGGTTGATAGAGGTTGTCCAGATTAAGCAGCGTTCGCATGGCGGCGTAGTCTGCGGCGGTGAGGATCGCTCGCCCCGCCGCTGTCTGTCCGTGTGCTGCCGTATCGGCATTGTGGATCGTTACGGCCCCGCTTGCTTCAAACGCCCCGCTCGCCTGTGTCGCCGCCGTGCCGAGGCCGAGGGCTGTGCGAGCTGCTGGGACATCCTGTAGGTCGCTGAGGTTGCTGGCTTTTGCTAGCTTTTCGCCTGCCAGTGTCGTCAGCGCTGCGTCGGCGTTCTGCCGCGCGGTTGCCTCGCTCGTTATTGCGCTTGTGAGCGTGGCGTCACCCGCCGTCCGTGCAGTGGCTTCGTCGGCTATGGCGGTGGCAAGTACTGTATCAGCGGCAGCCCTGGCGCTCGCCTCCGTGTTTAACTCCACCCGTGTTGCCATATCAGCGGCAAAGGTGGGGTCGGGATAGGTGCCAGCGAGCACGCCGCCTGCTGGGCCGGATGGTGCCCCGCCGCTACCACCCCCAATGGTAGCAATCACCGCGTTGATCAGCTCCTGTAGGTACTCGATCTCGCCCGCTTCGATTGCTGCGACGTGCAGCGCCTCAACGGTGGTATCTGCCCCCGCGCCGATGTTCAGGGTCGGCCCCCAGCGACTCGGATAGCGAAACTGATACCGCACCGTGCCGGTCGCTGGCACCGTCAGCACCATCACAACCGTGCCGTTGTTGCCAGCAACAAAATTGCGTATATCTGGCGGGTAGGTGATACCAGCCTCCACAAAACCGTCGAGGCGGGAAACCTGCACGGGGGCATCAACCCACTCGGTGTCTTGCTGGCGATGAACAATGGTTGTAAGCGTGCGTGTAGCCATACACTATGCCTTTAGCTTGTAGAGATTTGTGTTATGGCCTTGCACAAGCAGTGCCTCAACCGCCGCAATGCTGGACATTGCGGCAATGACATCCGCCGCTGTTAACCCGCTCTCGGCTGGCATATCGGCGTCGGTGATAATGCTGCCGAGGTCCAGGGCGTTGTACTGTGTCTGTATGGCCCGCAGCCGGTGTACAGCGGCAAGAAAGACCGCAGCGGACTGCTGTAACTCGACAACAAATGCTTCTTTATTCATTGGTGCTCCTAGAAAAGCGTAATCTTGACGATACTGTACAGCTCCTCGCTCACCGCGAACGCCATACCGGTTGCGATGCCGAATCCGACAGTTGCAGCGGTTGTTTCACAGCGGTGCTCTAGCCGCAAGGTGGTTGTGCCAATGAGCGTGAAGGGCTCGGACATAAACGACCGATTACTGATCGGTCCTGATGCGGCATACGCACTTGTGCCGCTTGCGAGCACGGTTGCATTGGTCACATCGTAGAGTCGTAGTTGATGTCGTAGCACGGTGTAGGCTTCCGCACTGGCGTCAATAAAATACAGGCCCGCAGGCAGGGTAAACTCGTTGCTGCTCAGCGTGCAGATGCCTGCTGTGTCGGCCCGCTTTACATTCAGCGTACGTGTGCGCCATGCACCACTGGTGAAGGTGCCGCCGTCTGTTCCGCTTGGCTTGCTGTCCACCAGCAGCACGTACCCGGTGGCAATGGCCGATCCGCCGAGGGCTGCAATCGCCAAGTCCATCTGCGCCTTGTTGACCGCATCGGTGCCAGCAATGCCCGTAGCAACATTGACGACTTTGCCGTTGTAGGCATCGAGATCAGTACCGATCAGGCGGGGCGTTCCAATATTGGTGTCTACTGTGCTTGTACCGCTACCGTCGGCGGCGTGAACCGCGCCCAGCGTCTGTACGATTTGCCCCACCGTGGTGGGCATCGTCAGGGTGGTCGCCCCCGCCGTGGTGGGCGAAAGATAGACCGGATCGGCAATATCGCCCGCTGTGGCGGTCAAGACTGCGAACACATTGAGTCCGTCTTCATTGACAAACACCGTGTCGCCCGGTACTGCTGATGTGGTCACGTAGCCGATGGCCGGGATCGGGCTGGTTGAGGCGATAGCGGGGCGAATCTTCGACACGCCACCGTCGATGTACACACCGACGTAGTGTCCTGCGTTCAACGCCACACCCACCAGACGCGGCGTACCTTGCAGCCGTGGGTCGTCGGTCAATACCACATCGGGATGATAAAACGGAAGCCCCACCGTACCCGCATTGATGTCGTCGGCGTTGATGCCGCCTTCGGTGGGGATCGATGGCCGACCGTCTATTTCCGTCCATTTTGGATACCCATTGGGGTTCCTGGTCCTGGCGAGCACATGATCTGGCCCCGCGCCGTGTGCCGAGCGTAGCGCGTTGTGTTCAGCTATCTTGTCCGTGGCCGCACGTACGGCATTCTTTAGTGCGGCCGAGCCGGATTGATTTGCCACATCGCTTGCGGTGTCATGGACCGCCTTGAGTAGTTTGTGCCAACGTACTTCTGACATAGTTATGGCTCGATCATTGCGTAGGCATTGCCGTAGGTGTACCCCCCCGGCAGCGCCACGCTTGCCCAGGTTGTCCCGTTGTAGCCGTAGATGTGTGTGTAGCCCCCCGCCCCCGCCAATGCCCCCACTGCGATCCGCTTCGGTCCTGCTTGAACTGGGCCAACGGTTAGCCCTGCCGCCGCAACAGTTGACACCACCGGCGTACCCAGGAGATCGGTTATTCGTTTGATACCATCCGTTGCGCCGCCGACGTACACGCCATCCGCGACCCACACTGCCGAACTGCCGCCGCCCGAGACAATCGGTGCGGGAGCGGTTGTGCTGTAGTTTGCCGTGTAGCCGATGTTGCTATTCAGGATAGCAATGAGTTGTCGTGTGCCAGGAATAACATACTGCGGAATCATCGGGCTGTCGTACAGGTCTACGGCGTCCGCTGTGCCTGCCGCGAATGTGCGCCAGGTCAACACGGTGGAACGCCGCCCCACCATCTCACCTGCCAAACCAGCAACCAAATGATACGTAGTTGCAGCTGCGGCATTTGCAAAGCCCCCCGTACCCGTGGTTTGGTAGGTGGTGTCAAGCAGTCCTATGCCGTCACCGCGATAGTTCAGCGCGTGGTAGCGGTCGTTTGATTCGTCCTGGCGTCGCTGGGTCATCATCCATTGGCTTCCGATGCCCGCCCACGCAACGCTGTTGATTACTTTCCCGTCGCCGTAGGGCGTGCCAAGCTCGGTGATTTCAACCCAGCTTGCACCGCTGTTACGAGTCAAGAACGCCCGTGCAAGAATATCCGTGCCGAAAAAGAGCGCCCCTTCGATCCACGCGATCCACTCGTTTTGCTTGACTGGGTTGATCACCACGCCGGACCATCCCCCGGTGATAGGCATCGTTCCGGTGGTGAAGCCCACGCCCGGACGGTAGTGCAAGAAGACATTGTTACTCGCAGGCACAACGATCATCTCAGGCGGGAATGGCAGGTTTACCCACCCGCCATAGCCGATCTGCGTTGCGGCCACGGTGTCAATTTGGAACGCCCCGCCGGTGGTTGTAATCTTGTGTGCGCCTGTGACTGTGCTTTTTGCAAGCAACGAAGCAACGAACACCATGCCATTCAGCACCAATTTGTAGATAGCGCTCTCGGTCCCGCTGATTGCGGCATAGCCAAGCTCCGAATAGATCCCGTCGCGAATGATGTCTTTGGCTGCACCAGCGGCGACAAGAAACCCGGCCACGTTCAGCAGCGCCGTGATAGCCGTTAGTTCGGTTGGCCGGTCGCCAACAGGCACCCCAGACCAGTCAACCGTGAGTCCCGCTTCCTCAAACGCAACCAGATCGGCGGGCAAGAGGGCATCGCCGCTGAACACGACGGCGTGCCCCCACGGTGCGGACGCAAACCCCTCAGCCTTGGAGTCCTCCGGCCCAACGATTTCTTCCACAAACGTGCCGCCATCGAGGGCGATCCACAGTGTGTCACCTGCACAGACGCGGATCTCGTCGGGGTTGTCGGGGCTGCTCTCAGCATACGTAATGCCGCCAGGGAAGGTATCGACAATGCCCCACGTCGCGCCCGCATCGTCAGTGCGCCACAGGGTGGAGCCAATGCCCGCAAGCCATATCGTACCAGTGCCTTCGTTGATGAACAGGCAGCTAATGGATGACTCGAAATCGTAGACCAGGATTGGCGTCGTCGCTAACAGATCCTCGGTTTGGTAGAGCTTCCCGTTCGAGAACCCGGCGATCATCGGTCCTGAATCGTTGATCCGTGGCACCGCCGTACAGGTGCCACCGGCAAACGTGCGCCATCCCGTGGTGCCTGCAAGCACCTTCCATCCGGCACTGCCCGCCGCCACACTCAAGGATCGTGTGAACACCTCGGCATCAGTGGGCGTGAGCGTCTGCGTTGTGGTGTGGCCCTCTCCGCTGGCGCTGGTGACGGTCATGGTGATAGCCGCGCCATCCAAATGCTTGAACACAAACACGGGGTTCTTGCCCGTGTCATCGGCGGGCTCGCCCACGCCCGGCAAGTTCCAACTGGCCGACTGTGGACTCACTGCTGCACTGCCGTTGATCTCGGTGGCGGTGGCGGTCCAGGCAATAGCAACAATGCCAAAGCCGCTAGGGTCGCTGGCAGTGCTCTTGGCCTGCACGACGGTGTGCAGCGTGGGCACGCCTGCCAATACGATCGGCTCACGTTCGTAGAGCAGTTCAAACGATGCCACTGGCGGCGGCGTGAACTCCACATCGCCAGCGGCTGGCTCGCCGCCGACACCTAGACTCAGAGTCATGGTCACATCGTTGATGTTTGTGCCACGAACGATGGCCGCCGTGTTTGCCGTATAACCCAGAATAGTATTACGAAACCACAGGTCGTCACCGGGAAGCAAAAGCGGATTCGATGGTGCTGTTACATCGACGGGCGTGTAATTGTGATTTCGACGTACAATATCTCGCTCAGCGACCGCACCAGCCGTGGCATCGGTCTGGATGAACTCATACGCTTCTTCAACGGTGGAACCTGTCACACCGGATAGCGTGAAGGTGGCGTCAGGAATAGCCAGATCGGGGCGCTGTGGGCCGTAGGCTTTGAAGCGGGCAACCCTGCCCTCGAACCCGCCGAGCGTGCGCCGTGAAGAGATAATACCGAACTCGCCCAATGAGGCATCTCTGCCGTAGGCGTAGACCGGGTTGTCTTCAGTAGGGCTCCCCCATCCGGGGAAGTCGCGGATCTGCACTTGTCCGTTGGCTAAGGTGAAGATGCCTGTACCGCCAAATGCCATCAGTGTGTCAAGCACCTGGCGTGCGGTAGTGCCTGCATCTACGGTAATGGCGTAGACTGGGCCGAGTTTGAACAGGCTGCCGGGGTTGTGGATACTGGCAATCTGGCTGTTGTCAATCCCGGCCGCGTTGAGGACTTCCCGCACCGCATCATCGAAATCAGTATTGCTCCAGGTGAGCGCATCTTCAAGCGGTGTATCAAGGAGGCCGAGTACGTCAACCAGGCTTACCTCAAACGAACGGGGCAGATCGGCAATGGGACGCTCGGCCACGCGGCCGGTGAAGAAGGTCTCTGTCTGTCCGTTCAGGGTCACACTCACCACAGCAGGCACACCAGCGGCCACGTTGGGAAACTCTCGTACCAGCACACTACAGGTGCTTCGTGCCTGATCGAAGCCCATACTGCGGTTCGGTAGCCGATCAACGATAGTGTATGGCTCACCATCTAGGGTGAGTGTGGCACTCCACGCCTTATAGTTTGCGAGTAGATTGGTAGGAGTGATAGGCATTATGATTCGTTTGCCACGGGGCGTATAAACGTTGCGGTGCCACTGTAGCCAGCGGCGGCGGCTGATGGCGCGCGATAGTCTACATCCAGGGCAAGCACTGCCGTCCAGTTATCGGTGCCATCTGAGATCGTGCCCGGCCCGCCGTTCGCCGCCTCCATGAGTGCGTAGTCGGCAGGCGTCGGTATCCAGATTGGCCCATTGATGGTGTAGGGCTCCGATCCACTGGTGGCAATCTCCGCATCGGCAGTTCCGGCAAAAGCCAACACCTGTGTGCGTGGCTTGCGTTTCCAGATCGGCATAGTTTCACCGTTGCGAAGCCAGTGGAAGGTTGCCCCCTCGAATGTCCAGGTTGCCATTAGCGTGTCCCTGCTCGTAGCGCTGGCTCTAGCCCGCCAAACATTCTCTCTACGGCTACATCTGCAATGCGATCAGCCAGTTGCTGGATCTGTGCCGCCTCGCTCACTACAGGATTGTTAATCTGTATCGTTAGCGATGGCGCGGCTCCACCCGCCGCTGCGGCTGCTCCCGTACTCGTGGCCGTGCGCCCCGCGATGCTCGCAGCCGCAGCACTGGCGGCGGCTGGAACAACAACACCAGCACTGCGGCCCATCATCAGGTAGGTTTTTCCGCCTACGTCCAGGATCTCTGGTATCCCGCCTTCGGCAACTTCGTAGAGAGTGTTTGGATTGACCGGCCCGCCGAGGGCGCGGCCTTCGGGGTTGCGCTCCCCTGCTCGCTGCTCTTGGAGCGCAGATCCTTCTTGGATCGTCGTGAAGGTGACGGTCGTTTTTACCTCAGTTGGGATGCCGTTGACCGCCGCTGTGACATCGTTCGCCTTCTTCTCAATTGCCGCAAACTTATCCGCGTACGCCTCAAGGTCTTTGCCGCCTGTAGCAACCAACTCCTTTGCGAGATCGGCATATTCGCCATAGAACTTCTCGGCATCTGATAACTGGACGCCGTATTGCTCTGCGTAATACTGTGTAATCTTATCTATCTGCTCGCCACTGAGGCCAGCCGCCTCCCCCTCGAAACGCACACGCTCAATAAGCGTCCTGCCCAGATGTTCGCGCAACTCGGCTTGTTCTTTCGCGTGAGCCGCCGCTGCCTGACGTTCTTCTTCAGCGAACGCAGCGGCTTGTAGGGCTTTCGCTTCTGCGGCTGCGTCCTGCTCGGCTTGGCGCTTCTGCGCGATCTCCTCGCGCTGCAACCGGATCGACTCTTGCGCGGCGGCTATCTGAATAGCGGCCACTTCTCGTGCAGCGGCTCGCTGTTCGGCGGCAGCGGCAAGCACCGCCTGCCGCTCGGCCTCCCGTTCGGCATTGCGTTGGGCTGCGGATTGCTCGGCGAGTTGCACACGGGTGTTCTCCGCATCCCGTGCGGCTGCCGCCGCCTCTTGATACTCAGTCTCTAGCGCTGCGAGGGCTGCGGGGTTCTTTCGTAGCTCTGCCTTCCGGCGCTCATAGGTTTCTTCGAGTGCAAGTTGCTTTCCGATGGCATCCTGGCGTATCCCCAGCACCTCGCGGGCACTCTCTGCATCGCCATTGGCGGCGCGGTCTCGCGCCTCGGCCTGGGCCGCCTCGGTGCGCTCTCTGAGCCTGTCTTCCGCCGCCTCGCGCCGCCCCAGGTCAACCTTGCTCTTGCCCTTCGCGCCGGGCAGATCCAGGTCGTTGGCTTCCTGTGAGGCCAGCATATCAACGCTGCTGCTGGCGATGTCATTTTGCAGTTGGCGATACGCCTGGGCCTGGACCTCGCGGGCTTTGTTGGCAATGTCAGCAAGGCGTTTCGCCGTGCCCTGGTCAATATCTTCGAGTTTGCGGCCGAGATCGGCGCGGATATCCTTGAGCTTCTGTGCTGCCTGTGCCTCCGCAGCCGCCTGCTCGCGGGTGAATGCTGCCCGCTTCTTTGCGAGATCGTCTTCAATATCGGCGATCTTCTCGGTGTTCTCGGCGGCGGCTTCTGTGCGATCGGCCTGGTATTCGGCTTCCGCTTCTGCGATGGCGAGGAAGGCTTTCGCGCCCGCTTCTTCGGCCTTGACAATCTCTTTGTCAAGCTTCTCAAGCTCATCCTTGGTCAGTCCGCCGGCCTCGCGCATAAGCGCAAGTGCCTCCTTCGTTTTCCCAGCGGCAACGAGTTCGGCAGCAGTACGTCGGCGCAGGTCGTCCTCATACTGTTCCGTGTACATGCTTGTGGTGGTGAAGGTGACTTGTGTTGGTGGCGTACCATCTGTGGCGGCAATCTTTTCTCGAAGACCAAGATACTCCTCTGCGGATTTCCCAAGGGAGTCCAGCAGTGCAAATGCCTGCGAACTGCGTGCGTCTAACGATGCATAGGCTGCCGAGCTATCACCTTGTAACGCTTTCAGTAAGTTTGTGGCACCAATGGTAGCGGGTTCTAGCCCCTTGGATGCCAGCGCCCCATACTTGCCCGTCAGTTCTTCCACTTCTTGTCCAAGATCGCGATAAGTTTGGGCAGTTGTATTGGTACTGGCTGCTAGGGTCTCAGCCGTCACGCCCTGCTCAGCAAGCAATCGTGTCAAGCCCGTGATGCGCGACTCAGCGTCGTTCTCAGCTTGCGCCAGTTCAGTAAGGGCATTCTTGGGTAGGTTGAACTGGTCAGCAAGAGAGAGCGCCGCTTCTGCGCCGTTATTGCTCAAGAACTCAGAGACGGAGAAGGCCGCATCGCCTGCCGATTTACCAGGGGCTGATGCTTGCAGGAGGGATGTAATCTTGTTGAGGTCGGCAATGGATGCTCCGGTACGATTGCTCATCTGCAACAGGGCGTTCATCGGTTGCAGGTTCGCGTTCAGGCTGCCACCAAAGAGCCGCTGATTTTCCGTAGCCAATGCAACGATCTCGTTGTATTTGTTCTGGCTGCCTGACAGTTGCAGCATCACGGCCTGGGTGGTCTCTAACTCGTTAGCACTATCTATAGCCGCTTTGGTAAACTGTATAGCTTCCGCCGCTCCAAACGCAATCCCTACCGCACCGAGTGCCGACTGTAACCCGCCGAGGCCACTACGGAGTTTGCTTGCCCCGCTCTCTGCCTGTCCAAAGCCGCCCGTGAGTCCACCCGCTTGGCTACGAAGCGCCCCGATCTGCTGCGTGTTCTGCTGCATACTCGCGGTGAGTCGATCAATCTGGAGCTTCTTGCGCTCAACTTGGCTTGACCCCTCGCCGTACTTGGTTGTGGTCTTCGCCAGTTCCCCTTGCAGGATGACTAACTGCCGCGCTTGTAGGCCAACAGATATGGTGAGTTGATCGGCCCGCGCATTCAACGCCGTGGCTTTGGCGGCGGCTTTCTCGGCTGCCTGCTCAAATTGACCCATCTGTCCCTTCGCCGTAGCCACACTACGGGAGAGAGACGATAGGTCAATTTCGATACTGCCTTTTGCGGTGAAACCGTCAGTCATCTACCACATCCCATCTGCTGGCATCTGGATCGTGCGAATGTTGCCCCGTACCGGCGCATACCCACTAGAGTTTGGCGGAAGCGCTGCTGTCACTGCCTTATCTGGGGCCCGTTCGTAACTATTAAGCAGCACGGCTAGGTCGATCTGGAAATCATCCCACTCACCCCGCAATAGCTGGCTCGGCCGGACGTGATACGCGCTGGCTACGGCGTGCAGCAGGCTCGTTGCCTTCGGGCTCGCCAGAAAAGGGAACAAGCGGCGCACCCTCCAATTGCGCCCAGTTGAAGATGGCTATACGATCCTCAATTGGGATCTCGTTGATGCCGATGTGCTCTGCATCCCCCTCATCTGCAATCGGAGGCAGCACCACGGCCGCTTTCACCACGATGTTGACCACGCCGGAGTACTCCGCGAAGCGGGCAATATCTAGCTTTAGCTTGCCAGGACTGTCAATCAGGGTCTGCGCCATATCCACCAGCGGCGTGGGGATGATGCCCAAGGCTGCCACAGTCAACATTGATATTTTCTTGACTGTTACCTTGAGGCCACTGCTCAGGGTTAACTCGCCCGTGCGCTGCTTGCGCCAGGCGTGCATGGCGGCAATCGCTTCCTGGAGCGCAGTAGCACCGTCGTGTGTGAGCGTGTTGTCCATAGGATTGCTCCAACGAAGGCGACAGGAACGTTCCTGTCGCCTTCAGCGCTATGCGGGGAAGGCCAAGTCAATGGCGGTCTCATTGCGTACAATGTCCATCAGGTTGCCTGTGCCGTCGTCAACGGCCACGCCACTGATCGTGGTGATGTAGTAAGCACCGTCCGCCAGTGTACCGTCCATACCGGCAGTGAGCTTGCAGTTGAACAACTTCACGTGTACATCATCGCCCACGTTGCCGATGCTCTTGCCGTAGAGGGTGAAATACGGATATATATCGCCAGCCTTGACAGTCATAGTCATGGTTTCCGCCGTACCTGTACCAGCCGCCACCAATGTGCGCCCGGTCATGATTGCGTAGGCTTCAAGCGGAATACCGCCCTCCGTGATCTGGAAGTCGATTGCTTCCACAAATGTGCTGCTGTCAACAACTTTGTCGTTGCCGCGCAGTTCGGCTGCGGTGACTCGCTCAGTGAACTTCAGAGTCTGCGCAGCGGGAAGGATCGCAGTCTGTAGCCCCCGCTTGACCCTGATCTCCCGTAAGCCACGGACTGTTACATTTCCATCGATAGCCATAGTTAGGTGTCCTTATGTGGTGTAGACCGCATAGCGACTGACCCAGAGTTGTGTATCAAGCACATCGTCAACCGTGAGAATGCTGTCAGTGTGCTGTAGCTCGTAGGCACCGCCACTCGCGGGCGTGAGTCGAATATCGTGCAACAGCGCGAAGGCTCGTTTGCGGGCCTGGTTAATGATACTGGAGCCTCGCGGCTGGTAAAAGTACAAGGTGATGGTCTGCCGGGTCGCTGTAGGTACTGGGCCATCGGTGACAATTGCCCCCTGCTTGACCAACATGCAGGGCCGAAAGCTCAACCAATCCGTATCATAGGCGGCGGGCGTCTTCTGTTCGCTGATCTCGTCAACTACTTCCGCATCGTAGATACCGCCCGGGAGTAGCCCGATCATCGTTGCATCGTTGCTCAGGCGTGCAAACACTTCGTCTTTCACTTGACCACCAGGCCCGTGAAGATGCGCCGTGCCACCGGCAAGAGCTTGTCAAGCGTTGGCCCGATGATAGCGAGGCGTCCACCCCTGGCATACTCTAGCGGTGGACCATAGGGAACCGTGTGTCCAAAGAGGATGGCTATCCGATCAAGCTCCTTCACACACACGCCCACGAGTCCTGCTTCCGCCGCCCCTGTGTCGTTCTTCCAGGGATGGTTCTGCCGCATCTCCGCCTGTGCCATTGCCGCGATCGCATCGCCAGCCGCGTATGCCTCTTGCCGCAGTCGGCGCAGATAGCCGTCGAAGTCAAGTTCAGTTGGAGCACGATCCCACTTGATCATTTCGTAAGTGCCACTTCTGCAATCGTCGCAACACTGCGATCCGGTCGCACGAACACCACGCGAAACCTGACGCCGCCGTGAACGAAGATGTCACCAATGGCAATGTTCAGATTTGGCAGCCCGCGCACCTCACCGTCGATCTGAACTTTTTCCCCGGTTGCGCTCCGCTGGATACTCGGCTGGCTCTGATGCACGCTCAACAGCGCTGGCTGTGCAGGTAGCACGGTTTCCCCGCGCTTGATGCGAATGGTGGTATCAAGCGCATCGGCGTTGATGGCCGCAAAGTCTGCGATTGTCTCAGGTGGAAAAAACTCCATACATCACCACACCGATGTGATAGGCACCGCCACCGTGCCACGTGGACTGCTGGGGATGGCAGTGTCTACGCTTGCTTCTGTAGCGATCTCTGCTCGCAGTCGTGCAGAGAGTGCCTTCCATGCGTCAAGACGGTATCTCCACTCGGCAGACTTGACATTGGTAATAGCGGCCTGGTTTGGCATTTGCGCGTACTTGGCAATGAATGCCTCGGACAAATAGATTGCACTCAGCCGCTCGTCGCCACTGTGCCGGGCCAACACCCCGTCGTAGACTGCATCATCGACCGGCAGCGTCAACGGGTCGGCGTCGTCGGCCTTCTCGATGTACACATTGGTGTCGCCGAGCTGGAACCGCAGCCAATCGCGGGGCGTGCTGAGCGCCGGATCGAATGACGTTGCCATTACGCGCCATCCTTCGGCTTGTCTTCGGCCCGGCGCTTCTCAGTCGTGGGAGCGGGCGTTATGTCCAGGTCGGCCCGGCCTGCCTGCCGGTGCTCCCTGATCGCGTCGAGAACCTCTTGTGGTACATCCACCTCGCCGGGGCCGTAGGTTTTGCCTTTGTAGGTGTATGTTTGGCTCAGTCTTGCTACTGGCATGGGCTACTCCTTTGCCGCTTCACGTATCTGCTTGAGTAACGCCGTGCCGATGCCCTTGACGCTGTTCAGTTGATTATCGGTTGCGGTCTGTACTTGTTCAATCGTAGTAAAGCCCGCCTCGCGAAGCGCTCCCGCGCCTGGAAAATCATCAGGGAGCGTGTGAAGGGTTGATGATTGCTCCGGCACTATAGTGCCCTGTTCTTTCTGCTGGCGAGCTTTCAGCGCGTCGGCAAGCTCTTGTGGCACGTCAGCTTCGCCGGGGCCGAAGAACTTACCACCGAAGATGTAAGCCCGGTCCAGGTTGACCTTCGGCAGCGCAGCGATCAGCGCCAGCAACAGACCAAGCATGATGTGGAGCCCAAATAATAGTCGTGTGCCCATCCGTGCCTCCTTAGCTAATGGTGTTGATCACCGCGATGGCTTCCGGCTCCAAGATCACCGGCAGGCTGGTTTGCCATCCTTCACCGATGATGCGGGGTGGCTTGTCGTCGCGAGCCTCTAGCCGCAGCACGCGACCGGGGGCACCCTGACCAGCAGCGCGGCCCATGGCCACATAGCCGAGCGTGTCTTGCATGGTGAGTGTTTCGGTGTTACCTACGTCGATGGTTTCATCGCGTCCGGTTGTCGCCAGCAGAACGAATGAACCGCGATCGAGGAAGTAGTCGGTGCCAATCTGCGTGCGGTATTGCAGATCGTAGGTCTCAATAGGGGGCAGCCCATCACGATTTAGGGCGTTGTTGATGGCGTCGTTGCTGGCACGCCCCGCCGCGCTGGTGATCTGTCCTGACGGGTTGATGACCGCTACGCCCACGCGGGCCTTCACCTTGTCATTGCCTGCCAGGATCGACAGCACCGTGCGGCTAGTGATCATCCGGTTGACGGTGTAACCCTTGCCCTGGAGCAGATCGGCCATTGCCAGAATGTCAGCAAACGGGTCGTAGCTGTCGGTTGACCACGCCCCACCAGCGGCAGCCCGGTGATTTGTCGGGTTGCTGTATGCTACCGACTCGGTGTACTCGTTGTCGCCGGTGCGAATCACCAGGGCGTCAACAATGGCATCCCACCGCTGCTTCTCGTTCAGTTCGGCTAGGGCCATGTTGACCGTGCGATCCAGCCAGTTGATCAGCGTGACAGCAGCCTGCATGTCCAGGTTCTGCCCCAGCACACGGATCAGGCCGTCGAGGTCGCGGGCCGTAAACTCCCGCAGGATGTCGGAGTTGCCAAGCTCTACCAGGAATGATCCCGCGATCTCGCCCGCCTTTTTCTGGCTGGGGCTGTAGCGCGTCCCGCTGTTGGCCATAATGGTGCGAAAGCGGATCTGGTCTTCGCGGTAGGCGTTCTCTTGCACAGTGCGCTCTGGGAGCAGTTGTGCGCCGAGATAGTTGCGGGGCTGGATGCCAAACTGTGCAGCGGCGTTTGCCGCAAGATCAGTCACCGTGCCATCAGCCATCATGGTGTTGACAAGCGCAGCAAAATCCATAACGGTAGCTCCTTATGCCGCGCCTCGGACGCAGGTATAGGCGGCCCGCAGCGCGATGAGTGCGCCAGCAGACAGCGACGAGTAGCCCGGCAGGAAATTCTCCTTGACGATGCTGTTGTGGCGATACAGCTCACAGTCAGCATTCACGGTGGGGTCGGTCACATCGAAGGCGAGCAGGTACACCTCGTCGTCGCCGCTCTCCCACGGGCCGTAGCCTGTGCTCGCGTTGCGCTCGGCGAGTGTACGGCCGAGCATCGTGCCAGATGGAATAGTGGTAACGCCAACGCCGGTGTAGCGGGCCGTCTCAGCGCCCGCGAGGGCAGTAGGCAGCGCCGCTACTGTCAATGTGGTTGCGCCCTGGGCGGCGGCGGCGGTCAGTCGTGCGAACTTCGCCCCGCCAAAGTCCAACACGGTGCCGTTGGGGATCGCGCCGGAGAGAGCGGTCACGGTGACGCTGGTTGCGCCTTGGGCGGCTGCGGCTGCGGTGACAAGCACGCTGTCGGTGCGGTAAAAACTCGCCGTGTTGAGGCGAGCGCCGCCGGGGATCATATGATCGCGTTCGAGGATATCACCAGTCCACGCCGCCGAAGTCAGCGTGTTGCTGGATTGTGAAATACGGGCCATTGCTTATTTCTCCTTGCCCGGCACAGCGTATTTGGTATTGCCAATATGCTGCTGGGCGGCGGTACGCGGGGGAGATCCGTCATTGCTCTGGCGCGGATAGGGTAAGCCCTTGGGCTGGTCTTTCGCGGCTTCCGCGAGCAGCGCCGGGGCGAAGTGGGCGTACTTCTCAAGCAGCGGTGCCTCACCGTCTGCGGTTTTGATAAAGGCTTGCTTGACAGGCTTCCCGTCAGCGCCAGCAACATCCTTGCTTACCAGTTCCTCGCCGGGCTTCAGCAGTTCGAGCAAGACCGGCGCTTTCAGTCCGTGGGTGCCAGCGAAGGCGGTAACATCCTTCTCGCGCTTCAGCCCCGCAAGCTCCATCTGTGCGGTCGTAGCGCCTTCCAGGGACGCCTTCAGATCACTGGCCGTGCCGAGTGCCTTGTACTGCTCCCAGGCCGCCGCATCGTCGCCAGCCAAGATAAGCGCACCGTCTGCGGGCACCTTGCCTTTCAGGGTTGCGTTCTCAGCTGTAAGGTCGCGGTTCTTCTCGTGGAACTTGTAGTTATCATTCTCAAGCGCCGCCAGTCGCTCGGCCATACGCACCGTGCTGCCGTCGTAGCGGGCGATCATATCGCTACCGCTGACCCGCTCGGCGGTGCTGCCGCCTGCGTCCTTGCCGTCATCTGGACTGTAGTGTGGCTGCCATCGAAAACGCATACGGTGTGTCTCCTTGAGACAGGTATAAAAAAAGTGGCGACCACCTGCACCTTGCAGATGATCGCCACTCACAGAATCTGTGGTCAGCGAAAGGTATTCAGTTTAGCTGTGGAACTGTGACCGTCTTGTCACATGTCTACACACAGTATAGCGCATATGTCAAGTAGTTTGGGGATCTGTATGGTAATCGTTTAACGCCTTGCATAGTTCAAGGCAGGCATCTTCGATTTTCTTCTGTTTCGGGTCAACGCTGCCATTTGGCAATGTTCGATGTGAAGCAATAACTGCTTCCAGGTGCTTAGGATCAGCGTAATGATACAAAATAAAGCAAGCTTTCGAGTAGGCTTGACTAGCTCGCTTGACCAAATCATCAGTGAATGGCAGTTGAATAACAGGGGCGCTCTGCTCAGGCATCAGTGTGTACCTCTCTGTCAAGACAAAGCAAGTGATGATTGATGTAATTGACTAAGCATGGATTGTAATAGATCAAACGACACACTCATATTTTTAGCAGACAAGATACCTTGCGCTTCGTTCCATACCTTGTCATTGCGAGCAACAGCAAGAAAGTCATGTGCCTTCCAGGAAAGTTGCCGAGGTTGGACTATTGTTTTTCCGTCGCCAGAACAGAATATATCTGCCTCAATCAACCCGCCTTCTTCCATCAGGACAAGATGATATGTGATCTGATCAGCAGAAAAGCCCGCAATATCCAGGTCCGTGTTACCTGTTTCAAGGGCTAACAACAAGGCACGTATCAATCCATGATCAAGTCGCATCTTGCATCTCCCGCTGTTGCTGATGCGCCATCGTCCGTCGCTCTCGGTTCGGCGGCACACTGCGAGCAATGCCCGCCCATACTTCGAGTGCCACAACGATGGCGAGCAGGGCTTCACGGACTGCCAGCACCAACACTTTGGTGCGTGGGTCGAGTGTCACTGGCTGTATTGTAGCGCGGTTGTCAAATGGCTGTGATGACACTATGACCCTCACTTTCTGTCATCTTCGGCGGCTTCGCACTTCGCTGTAGCGCCCTGGTCAATCGCTCGATCACCTGTTCTTGAGCATCGCAGTACAGTTCGTCAGCGTGTTCTTGATGCTTCTCTTTAAGCAGTTCACGAATGCGATCAGCGGCCAGATCGAGCGGTGCAAGGGCGACATGCAACAACTCGTGCATAATCACCTCTCTGCCACGTTCCTCTAGCAACCCTCGGCGCATTTGGATCTCAGCTTTCCAGTAGCGGGTGTTAAGCAGACAGTGCCCATCAGCCTCAGTGTAATCTCCTGGGCTGTCTGCTACCGAGAAGAACAAATGCCAATCTTCCCCGATGCCTAGCAGTTCGCGGCAGTCATCGAAATACTGCTGCGCCCACTCTGGCGGCTGTCGGTTTGGATCGTTGTTGATATAGGTGTTCATGCTTCCCGCAGAAAGAACCAGCTATACCACATATTGAACCAGGCGATAGGCACATACCACCAGTGGAAGATTACCTCCATCAGTATGTATTCTTCGCCGTCTTCGCCTATGGTGACTTCTAAGATCCGTTCTTCTTTGACCCAATATGGCAACTTGTCCATAAGACCCTCCTGTTACAATACCCCGTCCCTGAAGACATTAGGTATGCTCAATCCAAACAGCGGGCAATGCCTGTATTTCTAATGGTAGACCGTTGTATTTCTCCGCTAGTTGTTCATGTAATGGGGTAACCTGAATATAACTTACGTTCCATAACGGCACGTATAGATCACTACCTGTTGAACCGAGCACTAACAATCCGACACTTTTCATACCGTCCTTCATACGGCCTACTATGCTCTCTACTTTTTCTGCTGTCATAACACAGGTAATGACAGACCCAGGTACGCTGATATACACACCTTTTTTGATTGGATTGTCACTCATTGCAATGCTCCACCCTTGAACACGTATGGATTGCCCTTCGCCCTCGCCACGCACCCGGCACACGACTCGCCCGCTGTGACCCGCCAGTAGGCATTCGCGTCCAGTTCTTCCAGATCCTGCACCTGCACATCCCAGCGGCAGCGGCAGTTGGTCAGGCAGGGCGTGCCGCCGTCGCCCGCGTGGAACGGCAGATCCCACAGCCAGTGCTTCCCTTTGCTGTAGCTGGCCTTGATCGCCCCGGTGTATTGCAGCGCCCGCGCTGTGGCCTGGGCATCACTCAAGGTGTCGATCTTGCCGAGGAACGCCCGTGAGTATCCGATCTCTGCCGAGATAGCCGCGCCCATAAGCAGGTCGGCACGCGGCGAAAGCTCATCATCGCCTCGGCCCGCAAAATATGCGGCGAGATGATATTCAACCAGGATACGTTCAAATTCCCGCCCAAGCCCCGCCGCCGTGAAGCGATCGCGCACCGCCATCAGCGCGGCGATATCACCGTACATGCCTTCGATCAGGCGGCGCAATGCTTCGTCCACTCGTTACTCCCCTGCCTGCTGCAACAGCCCCGAGGCGGTCGGCGGCATAGCATCTTTTGCCAGTTCCCTGGCCGAGAAGACCGCGCTGGTGAGCGTGGCGCTATTTGCTCGTGCCTTCTCTTCGCGGTGCGCGTTGATCGAAGCGATCATGGGGTCAGGGTCAGCAGTGCCGAGGCGTATCATCGCCGTTGGCTGGTCGAGCAGTTCTTTCTCATACTGTACAACAACCTGCTGCTGCTGATCGGCGGGTATCGGCCCAAGGTCAAGTTGGCACTCGAAGGTCACGCGCAGATCGGCAAAGTAGCCGGGCAGCCCCGCCAATGCGCTAGACTTTGCAAGCAGTGCCTCAAGCAGCCATCGTCCCGCCCTATCTATGTCTGTCTTCGTCGGATTAAGCGAAGAACCGTAATCAGCGCGGGCCTGGATACGGCTCTCGCCGCTGATGTTGAAAGCGCCCGTTTGCACAGCATGTACCTGATGGGTTTCTTCAAGCATGCCCCGATAGGCGGTATCAATGGTATCAATAAATGTCTTGACTTCTACCGGGTCACGATACACGACCGAGGGATTAGCAACAGTGGTTTTCCCGTCCTCTCCAACGACGACAGCACCACCAATGTAATTTGTTGTACCAGGCCCAAGACGGATAGATCCCGGCACAAATGTACGTTCTTGCGTCACTGGATCAACTACCCACTGCCCAGGTGGATCAGCGTTTAAGATAATGCGCTCTAAGAATCCGCCAATCACGACGTTGCGACCCAGCATCGTCAGTGCCTCATTCAGTAAGCATTGTTGCTGTCGCACCTGTGGCGTAATGAGCAGATCACGATTCATCTGATAGAGTGGTAGTTTGCCATCGAAGGGGAAGCGGTATACCTCTTCAACTTCGGCCTTCCCTGCTTCAATAACCCTCAGTACCGTATCCTTGCCCTCGATATAGGCGAGTTCCATAAACTCTTTGCCGCTATCGTCTTTGTAGACATAGATAGCCGTTGGGCGCATGGTTGTCTTATCAACAGCTACAGCGGCCTGGTGGAGTTCGGTCACATGAAGAAAAAGATGATCCAGTGCAGTTTGTAGCGCCTGCGTTGTATCGCTCACATCAGGGATAACAATAGCGCCGTCAACAAGTAGCCCGCTGGGGATGAAGAGCCGAAGGACCGCACGGGATGAAAGCAGCAGTTTAATCGTCGCTTCCTGGAGTATTTGATGGCCTCGGCGCTCATCCCACCACTCGGTTAGGATAGCCTCTGCCATATCAATTCGCATCTGCTCTTCAGGTGTAGGGGCGCTGCCCTCTTTGAGCGATCGCCGTAGCCCCACCGACCAGCGCGGCTCTTTGCCCACCACGCCCGCCGTGTGCCGCTGGCAAACTTCTTTGACGACATTCTTTGACACCAGCGCCTTTTGTACCTTCGCCATCTCTACCGGGTCCGCGAGCGTGGGGCCGACCCAGAAACGGCCATCGCCCCAATGATCGCCATCGTACAGCAGGACGTTATCTTTCGCATCCTGTTCGCGTGCAATGGCAATCAGTTTGCGGGCCTGGTCTAGTGTCGTGATCGTCAGTGGCATTGGCTATCCTGTCTCTATGGTGAATGAGGCGGGGCGGCGCACGGGCTGCGGAGGAGGCTGTACCAAGTGATACGCACCAATGGCAAGGCTCATTACACAGTCTTGCTGTAATGCCCGGTCATCCCACGCATAGCCGATCAGTTCACGGCGTTCCTGTGGTGTCCAACGAGCTGCAATGCGACCCTTCTCAAGCAGTAACTGAAGTGCCTGAATCGCTTGGGCCTTGCTGCGAGCGGTAGTGATAAACGGCTCAGCCTTCACCATCAGGTTCTCAATCACCGGATCGCCCACGCCATTGCTCTCGATGAACAATCTTCCCCCATATTGCCGCGCTACCCGCTCAATTGTGGACTGAATAACGGGGTAAGGTACTCGGTCCAAGCGTTCGTGGTACACCCGCTGGAACGGCTCTCGTCGCGTATCAAACACGTTGATCACGGTTGCATCACGCCGCCGGCCTATGTCTACGCTCATAAGGGTATGCATAGAGGGCATCGGCGGCGTGTCTACAGGCAAACGGTCAGCCCGGTCCAGATCCCCCGGGTTGAACACCGCTAGTCCATCAGCGACGATCTCTGCCAGCACCTCTTGTGCATACACGAGCGCGGGCAGTTCATCTTGCAGCGCAACCAGTTCACTCGGGGGCAGGTGCGGGTTCTGGTGCGAGGGCATACGCCAGCTCTGCCAATCACCCTCAGCCTGCTGGCCTTTATCATAGAGCGCGGCGAAATAGTTCTGACCCTTGGGCGTCGAAAGAAACCATGCATCACCGGCATAATCGGTAAGCGTGGGCCGAATAACGGCTTGCCATGCCTCTTCGAGTGGAGCAATCATCGCCGCCTCATCGATCACCACGCGGGCGTACTTTCGCCCACGGGCCACGTTTGGCTCTTGCAGGCTCCACATCTCGATCACACCGCCGGTGAGTAAATCAAGGCGGTGTTCCTGCTCGCGCTTCCCGCGCGTGATCGGTGCGAGTCGTGCCACCAGATCCCGCCAAACCTCGGCCAACATCCGGTACGTAGGAAAGAAGCACGCGGCGGGCTTGCCGCCAAGGGCAGTGCGTGCCAGCAACTGTACACCGAGCGTTGATTTACCAAAGCGTCGCCCGCAGCACAGCGCATTGAAGCGCCGCGCCTCGCTCACGATCTGCCGCTGCGCTTGATGCAGCCGGGGCAATGCGATGTCAATCGTCTGTCGCATCTGTGTGTGTCTCATCAATGATACGAACGGTGATCGTGCCGCTCTGTTCGCTCTTGTCGGTCAACAGCCCGTAATGCTTCCCGAGCAGTGCAAGGGCGCTTTGTGCATCATAGAGTTCAATGCCAACCGTGTTATCTTTGCCGACTGTGTATTTCTTTATGAGATGCAAGTGCTTCTTTGCCTCATCACTCTTTAGATCTAGTGTTGCGGGAAAACCCGGTGTGAAGCGTAGGAACGGCGCAATGCTGCCTCTCGCTTGGTCGGTTAGGCGGGCGAGCGCTTCATCAGCACCCATGGTCTTCTCGCTTAATCGTTGCCTAATTGCGGCTTGGATCTCTTGTTTTCTCTTGTTTTCATACCCTGCTTGCTCTGGATCTTTGTAGCCTGCCTTTCGTGCCGCATCGGTGGCATTGCAACCATTCGCGAGATAGTATTCAATGAATATCTTTTGTTTAGCGGTTATTGCCATAATCTTTCCGGATCTGCGCTATATCTTCATCCGCAAGAACCGTTGTGTTTAGAAGGGATGCCACCACACACTGCTCCATGTAGCGCAGTCTGCGTTGTTCTTGCTCTGTCATCACGGTATCACCCTGCCGCCCTGCTTGATGACATTGATCAGCGGGCTCGCAGCGTTCCTCAGTTGTGCGTAGATCGCATCGGCCACAAGCGGCCACAGCGCCCCGCGCACCATGCCGTTGGGGTTCTTGATATCGTCAACCACAATCTGCAACAGGCGCTTCGGGTCAAGCGCCATGCCGCTCATGGCCTTCTGTGCCGAGGCAACGACCGCATCTATGCGCCGCTCGACATTCGTTCCATTGACCTTCACATCGTCTTTGGCCTTCTCAGCGGTCTGCTCGGCTCGCTGGGCTCGCTGTATCGCAGCGACGGCATTCTGCCGAGCAACCTGATCGTGAGCGCTCACAGTGTATTGATAGGTAGCGCCTGGCGTGAACGGTGGGCAGGCATCGGGCAATATATCCTCGAACTGCACAACAGCATCACCCGCCCCGGCACAGGTGGAGACATACACTGAGCCATCGGGCAAAGGGATAGCCTGGGAGATGCCAGGGATGCCACGGAAGTCCACACCACTCTTGTAGCGCTTCAGTTCGTGATAGGTGCCATCGGGGTTACGGCGGCGAATGACAAGTTGTGGCACACCGCCGTGTTTTGATTGCACCGCCTGATAGATCGCGCCGTCAGGATGCGCTACGCCGATAGCGTAATTGGTGTAACTCTCGTTGAAGACCATGCGGAGTGTCATACTGCTGCCTCTTGCTCTATCACTGCATTCTCTGGCGCGGGAACCTGGGGCTTCGGCGGCGGCGCATACAGCGCGTCAAGCTCAGCTTCCTCCATGAGCACCTTCCGCATCCCAGTCGAGATGCCTACGATGAGCAATGCCAACGGCCCAACCCACCACGGAAACCCCATGAGCGGCGCAGCGGCCACACCGGTAGCGGCGGCGTTGATGAGGCCGAGGTAGGTGATCCGGCGCTGGCGCTGTTCCTGTTGTTCCTTTTTCGACGGCCGGCGCTTGCTCATCGCCCCACCTCCAGGCCACTCGTCACCGGCCTGTACCAGTTGTTCGCTCGGCTCCCGGTCAACGTATAGACACCGATACCAAGGAAGACGATGAAGACCAGGATCAGGGCGTACTCGATAAGTCCTTGTCCGTAGCTCGTTTGCCGATTTGTGCCCGTAACCCGTGGAGTTCCTTGATCTGCGGCTCCATACTGTTGATGCGTTTCGCTTGCTCGGCTATGGTTTGTTCGAGTTGTTGTTTGTCCTGTACAAGCAGGCTGATATCGTGATCCGCCTTGTGCAACTCGCTCTCCAGATCCTTGGCTTTCTCTTGCGCCTGATAGTAGGTGTACCGGTGCAGGTCGATGAAATAGGCAACCTTGCTGGCGAAGCGGTCGATCAGCACACCCGCAATCACCCCTACCATCACAAGCGTGCTGATGGTGATTGACACCAGTACCAGCGGCCCCCACATTTGCGGGCGTGCTTCTGCAAGTCGAGTAGCGGCCACAAACAGTGCTGCCGTACCAACCAAGATACACAGGAGATAGAGCCAAAGCTGTATCATACATCAGCGACCCCCAAAGTACCGCAGGCCAACGCCCTCTAGGATCTGGACGTTTTCAAAGATGATCAGAATGACGCCCATGACCCCGAAGATGACCAGAATAAGGATGGCTACCACCATCAGGCGAAACCATTGCCAGTAGCCAAGAATGCGGTTTAACACGTCAAGCCCGTGCTGCTGCCTGGTGTGAATGTGCTCCAGATTGGCCCGCTCGCTCTCCAAGTACGCCTCAACGTGTAACATCGTGCCATTTAGTTGCGAGAGCACACCGAGCGTGGAGGCATTCACAATAAGCCGTGAACGGTCGGTCTCATCATCAACCGGCATGCCGCCCTCTTGAAGCATCCGTTCGGCTTCCATTTGCTGTACAAACACAAGGTTCAACGAGGTAATCACCTTGTTGATAGCCTTAATGTGATTCGCCAGCGTCTCGGTGTTGCGCTGGATCTCCATTCGTGTCTCACGCCGAAATGCCTCAAACTCTTCGGGTATCACGATGGTGCCTGTTCTCCCGCCGCCCGGGTTGCCACTGGTTGCGCCTGCTGGAGTTGCCACAAGATCACGAACATCTTACTCAGGTTCTCATTGGTTACCCGGAACGCGCTGATCACATCAGCCTGGTTCTGTTCAAGTGCGATAAGGCGCTCATTGGTATTTTTCTCAAGTGCGGCGAATCGCTCATCAATCTGCTCGCTAAGTGCAATAAGTCGCTGTGCTTGCTCGGCGCGATCCTTACGCGATGCCTCTATCTCGTCTGCACCATAGATGTATACAACATCATCTCGCAGACCATGGCTGTGAAGGATATTCGCAAAGGCGCGATGTACCGCATCGGGATCGTCAGGATTCAGCGCACGCTCACGGGCCAACGCCTCTTCAAAGGTCGGCCGTGGCGGGAGGCTCTGAAGGAGTGCCTTTGGATCGGTTGGAGTGTTCATACCCGCACCTGTTGGATTGCCGTCATCACCTCTGCGATAGCCGCTCCGTACCGATCCCCGGGCGAGGCCCAGCCATTTCGTGTGGGATTTCTGGAGGCACCGAGCTGTTCTAGTCGAGGGGAACTGCCACGCATTGCAGCGGGCAGCCCCCGGAAGCGTAGCGCCTGGTCAATGTATTCTTGCTGTATCGGGCTCGCTGCATCAACGGGCAACGCATAGGCCAGCAATCGTCCCAGGTGCGCCGGAATGCTCTCATCTGCCCACGAGCGAAAGCCGACGCAGCGCCGGTACATGCCTCGATCGCTGTCCCACACGTAGCCTCCCAGCGGGATCGAGCTTTGATCGCCGTTCACGCCGATGCCAGCGGGGTTACGCAGTGGGCGCTTATACTTGTCAGCGCGTTGGCTTAAAGCACTCGTCAGGTTGCCGGTTTCATGGATCATCTGCGCGATAGCTACCACCGGGTCAACGCCCACCAGTTCGGCCTGCCCGAAGTAGACACGGACAATGGTGGCTACATCATCAACGGTGTACGTGCCGTGCGGCCTGCTCTTGATATAGGCGATGCACTGCGCGGCGGTGGCTGATGCAGGGCCAAGGATGGGGCTTTGGCTAGTTGGGTTCATTCGGTTGAGGTCGTTGATCGGTGCGGGTAGGCTATCTTCGGCGTGATGAACAAAGGGAACAGGCTGAAGCACCATATCGCGCCAGGCATCAAAGGCCGCGTCAGTCCAGCCCGCTGGGTCGGTCTTGCGGCCTTTGGGCTGTGCCTGTCGGCGGTGCAGGTCAAGCCTGTTGCCAATTTGGGGGTGCAGTGTAAGCAAGTGTCGGGTAAGCTCTGTGAGATTCTCAATGGCGATCTGTGGCAGCGGGCCTTTGTTGATCGTCCAGGCGATTTCAATGCCTATTGAGGCATTGTTTTCGTAGGCCGCATCGTAGCAACTGCCGCTATGCCATGCCACCATATCATCAGGGAGGACTTGCACCACGGTGTCATCATCAGAACTGACAACGTACTGGATAGATACATCGGCACTATCGCGCAGGAATCGAGCCTCTGATGGGTAGGAAGTGTTACCTCGCGGGTTGTTGGTCGTATGGTACAGGATCGAGCGGGGCGGCGCGGGGCGCGTGCCAAGCCACAGGTTGCCAACTCGGCGGCCATAGCCGTGGCCTGGCTTGAACTTCAGATCTTTACGATAGGTACGTGTATCTAGGTTGAGACTCATAATATCTGCCAGCACCAGCGGGAATGGGAGTGCACGTTCCCGGCTCACTGATGCGGCAGCTACGTGATCAGCGTAGCTTGACCATAATCATATCACGTAGGAAACGCTTCGTCAATGAGTATAGGGCCGATTGTGCCCTATACAGGCATTCTGTAATCTGGCAACAAGAAGCCCCAGCGGGTGAAGGCTGGGGCATAAGTGGGATCGGGGTATTAGGCTATGACAATTTCTTCTACCTCGATAATCTCATGGTCGCCGTTGACCCACGCATCCTGTAACTCTTCGTCCGTTACCGGTAACTCTACATGTGGTAGCGCGTGGGGTTGTACATCGCTCCAGTTCATATTGTTTGCCGCCCAGTCCAACAACTCTTCTTCATCAACAAGCGTGTTGGCATACTCTTCAGCGTACACAGCATCATATGTACCGTACCCCCGCGCACTATCCCTCTTGGCAAGATGCCGCGCCCGATCTTCGGCAATGATACACACAGGCACCGACCACCGAATACGATTAGGCATAGTCACAATAAGAGCCTTCATACCATCTCCTCCTTCACTTCATAGCCCTTGTCCGCCCACTCTGCAATCTTTCGCTTCGCCGCGTGAAGCCGCTTGCACGGCCACTATCCGCTCGGCCTCCTCGTAGTTGCCAGCCTTGAATGCAATAGACGCTGCCGAGTAGAACAGAATGCCCCGCGTCGGTTCAGCCCTGGACTGATCCGGCAGTGCAGCGATCTGCTCAGCGGCCTGGCGCTCGAATGGTAACGCCTCGCTGTAGAGTTGCCGGGCCCGCTCAGCCTCACCGGTGTGAGCGGTAACCATGCCGAGTTGGGAAAGCTCCATCGCCTTATCGTGCAACTCTCGAACGGGTTGGAACATCACGCCCCCTTTAAGAACCGCCGAATAGCATCTACACTGAACTGCCGAGTTTGGAGCCGCCGTAGCAACCGTGCCACCTCTGGTACCTCCATCGCTACTTGCTGCAATGCCTTGTAGTCAAGCTGTCCTGCCAGTGCCAACAGGTCATCGGGTGGCATGTTAAATACAGTAGCCATGTGTGTGATCAGCATACAGCTCGGTGGCATATCGGTGCGCCCGTTCTCAATCTTGCTGATGTAGGTGAAATCAACGCTGAGCAACGTAGCAAGTTGCCGTTGGGTCAAACCTGCTTCCTTGCGAAGCGACCGCACCGCACTGCCGAATGTTGCCATCATATCTCCTTGTTATGTATACTTGTGGGAAGTCACGTTCTCATTAGTATCACGCTATCGCTCATACGCAGGGTCGCATACGTCTGCTTTCCATCCCCTGCGCTTCAACTTATCTACTACGGTTTCTGCTTCTTGCCTGCTCATGTCGGTTGCCGCTTGGGCTGTCGTGACTGTAAACTCTCCAAGCGGTTTGCCATACTCAGGCGCAGGACCGCTATAGAAACCCTTCTGATCGTCTTTTTTGATGTAGACTATCTTCACAATGTATCCCTTTCTTGGTTACGAGAACCTTCCTTCTCATTATCAACTACCGTGTACGCAACAGATTCACTGCCTCGACCAAGTGTGCTGGCGGCTCTTCACCATGCCGCTTGCCATTCATCAATACATCACGCGCCAGAAGGACAAGCAGGGTGTCAGGTGTGCCGGGGCGCAAATGCAACCCCTCGCATAGTAGCCGCCGCGCTTGCCGTTTCTTGTACCATGTTACGATCCACATTGTCTATGTCCTTTCCGTTTGAGAGTATGACAAGATACCCGCTTCAACCATACAACCAGCCTCAATGCGTTGTGCCAATTCTGGAAACGTTGCGCCCTGATCATTGAGAAGGACAAGGAAGTCAAGCGTTTCGTTCGTGAAGCCGGACCACTCACAAACCTCTCTTGGCACGAGCACATTGCTCTCGTGCGATCCAAGCGCAAAGCTCCATCCAGTTGTGGCGTGTATCCACCTGCCACGGCCCGTGGCTCTGCGGTACGCCTCGCACAGCAGCCCGCCAAAGCAAAAGCAACTACCTTTCCTTAGACGCCCGTTCGCCTGAACGAACGTACTAGATCGCAGCATCCTGACGAGTTGTACCTGTTGTGATGCAAGTGTCATAATCAACCTCTCTCTAGTGTAACTTTCCCCGCATTCGTCACGATCCAGTACCGTTTCCGCCGCCCGCCGCGCCCTGCCGTTGCCTCGCCCTCGAAGCTGTCAACCAGCCCTTGTTCCTCTAGCCGCTCCAGCGCCGCGTACACTGCCCCAATCGCCGTGTCCCTGCCCTCGGCAGCGGCGACCGCTTGGCGGATTGTCACACCGTAGGCGTTACGGCCGAGGCGCACGATGGCGGCGAGCAAGCGGCGGTCGAAGGGGGTCATTGTTCTAGTACCTGCAAGCATTCACCTCATAACTACGGTATCTCAACCACCGTAATCGGATACGCGCCACGCGCACCCGCCCTTGCAGGCCACACTGCAACCCAGCCAGGATAGTCAGGACCGCTTGGTACAGTTCGTTGCCATCCCTGGCGCACTTCTGAGGGCTCCACATGTATGCCATACACGCGCTGCAATTCTTCACAGAACACCGTAGCGTCATGGTGCCCCTTCGATGTATACCAGATCGGACGCGGACCGCCTTCAAACTCCCGAATATCTTGTATATCTAGGGGGTATGCCTTTTTTGTCACATACCCTCCGTTGCTGGCTGCACTCGTGTCAAGAAGTCGCTAATGCTCTCTAGCGGCTCCATGTCGCGCCCTTCACGCTGACAAGGCAAACATAGCCTGAATTGTGCTTCGTTTTGCATACCACCATCCAGTTGTACTGTTAGGTGCGATGTAACCACGTTATCTGTTGTACCGCATCGCTCACATGAAACAGACTTAGAAAACATTATCGTTCCTCTTTCTTCGTATCCGCCCCGTCGCCCACAGCGGGCGGCGGTGCTAATCGCTCGGCTATCCATTGCTCCACCAGCGCGGCGGGCGTCAGTCCTTCGGCGGTTGCGAGGGTTCGCAGCGCCTTGATACGTTCCTTGCCAAGATCCAACTTGAGGTAGCGTTCCGGTGGTCGCCCGCCTTTATAGCGGGAGCCAGAGCGATTTCCCTGGCTCCCTACTGCGTTCTTGTTCTCCTTCGGTGCCATCCTGCTCCTTACTTTGACAACGTTACAAGCGTGTACCCATTGCGCTCTAATTCCTGAACCTTCCGTACCGCTGCCTTCTCAGTCTTGTACTGGAATGTATCACGAGGGCTACCGTAGACTGCGGTGTAGACTTTCCAGCCAGTTGCTTTTTTTATTACTTCAATCGTGTGTGTCATTGTCGTTCGCTTTCTTGTAATCCCTTACTTCCTTGTTTTCATTATAGCACTAATGAAAACAATGTCAATAGGCAATACAGGCAATTCGGGGAGCAATCCGCGCCCACGCCGCCCGCCGGGCAAGCGAAAGCCCCACTGAGGAGCGGGGCTGGGTGGGGGTGAAACTAGTTTTTATTGACGCAATTACAGCAACGTGCTACAATAACGCAATTACAGGAATACAGGAATACAGGAAAGAGAGGTAAGCATGTGAATGAAGAGAAGGTATATACGGTAGAAGAGGTAGCAGAACGTTTCAGGATTACACCGAATACGGTAACGCGGGCCATTAAGCAAAAGAAGCTCGCAGCGACCCGGCCAGGCAAGCAATACCGCATTACGGAAAAAGCTGTAGAGGAGTGGGTGCGGATCAAAGAAACAAAGGAAGATGGGTAGGTCAGGGGCGCGACCTGGACAGTTACAACCCCTGACCGGCGCAATCGAAAGCTGCGGAGCAGCTCCAATTACAGGGGGATTATATCATGGGTGAAGTCGTTGATACGTTCAATGCCATCGGCTTAATTATCGCTATCGGTGTGCTGCTGTGGGGGTTCGGCCTGCCACGAGCGGCACGGCTCTGGACAATGTTGTTGGCAGTGGCTTTGTTCATTGTGCCGACCGTGCTAGGGATGCTCGCCACTAGCTCGTATTTGGCAGGTGGCAAATGACACCAGAAGCATACGCCGTACTAACGGCAACGTGGGTCTTCTTGCGTACGCTCGCAATTGCTGGCCCCTTTCCCATTGTGGCTGCATGCACAGTAGGTGCATGGACCTTACGCGGTCAACGTGATTACGCGCCAAAGGCGCTTGCTCGTGTGGTGCTGTTTAGTGTGTTGGCATATCTCGCCGCGATTGCTCTGCAAGCGCTGGCACAGCAAGGAGGCTAGTCATGGCGAATGTACGCGGCATCGAAACGGGCGTTATCCCCACCTCGCTGGCAGAACCAATTGCGGTCAACGGGCTACGCTTCTTTGCTGGCGGGCTGTTCCTTATCAGTATGTTCGGCAACTTCGTATTGTTCAATGGCGGATGGGATCGGCTGGGAGAGCGAGACGGAACCGCGGTCAAGGCATTCTTTTTTGCGCTTGCTTGGCAGGTAGTATTCAGCGGTATGCAGTTCGCCTTTCTTCGTACAAATCGCCACTGGTGGTATCTGTTCGCACTGGCCGCCAGTGCTATCCCGTCAACACTCAGCTTTCACGAACCGCTGTTCCCGTGGCTACTAGACATCAGCGGTATACTTTTTCAATGGATAGATGGTCCGTTCGTCGAGGTTGTTGCAACGATTAACGCCTGGCTGATGCTTCTGATAGGCGTAGTCGGTAGCGACATACTACCAGAGCGGATCTTGGTCAAGCACAAGCATTAGAGGAGGCGGCTATGGGTGAGCGCGAAATTACGCCAGAAGTGATTATGTTCGGTGCAGTGTGGTTATGCATCATTGGTGCGACGCTTTGCTACGGTCTGCTGTGGCTGTCACAAATAGGCCGGGGCAAAGCACACACAACGACACCGCAAGCATCAGCACGCGCTCACCAGCCGCCGCCTGCAAGCACGCTTGCAATGCCTGCAAGTACACCCCCCCTGGCACCGCAGGCATGGCTTGACCGGCTAAACAATCAGCCCGATAAGACCCCCCACCTTGCCGTTAGCGGGCCGAGCGGCAGCGGCAAAACGTCGCTGGTGCTTGCAGCCCTACACGATAGGCCAGGGCAGCTTGTGATCTGTACACCGAAGAGCCGCCGCGCAGATCCGTGGGGCGATTTCCCGGCGGTGCGCTTGCGCCAGGAAGATATGAGCTTTGAGCCTATCGCCTTGGCCGTGCAAGCAGTGTACAGCGAGATGCTACGACGCAACGCAGACGACGAAGCAACCGAGGATCTACCGTGGCTAACCGTCGTGGTTGATGAGTACAGCACCGTGATCGGTAAGTGTCCAGAGCTGCGTGATACCGTGCTGGATCTGGTAACGCTCGGCCGCTCATCACGAGTGCGTGTAATCATTTGCGCCACTGAAACAAACGTCAAGGCATGGGGATGGGAAGGGCGCGGCGAGGCACGGCACAACTGCTTGTTTGTCGAGTGCGAGGAAGATACCTACCGCGCATGGGCTTATCGCTGGGGCAAGGAAAAACACGAACTTGATACCCGCTCTGTGCCGAAAATGGTTGACCAAACCTTGCACACAAACCGCGCATTCGCTGCTATCGGAGAGCCGCTATACCCCGCTATAGAGCGCTATAGCAGCCACGATAGCACACCCTCGGCGGATAGCATAGCGTGGCAAGAACGAGTGCAAGAGCTTGCAGTTGATGGCAAAAGTACCCGTGCAATCCTTCGGGAATTAGGTGGTGATTACAATCAAATAGTACGCCTGTCACGCGAAGCGAAGCAGGCACAAGAGGCATAAATATATGTGGCGTAATCTTCTGGCACGCTTGCCGCTTCCGATGCTTGCACTGGCTGCAAGCTACGGCGTGTATTCATTCGCGGCGCTGTTCGTTCCGTTCTGGGTAGCTGTTGTGCAAGCAGCTGCATTTGAGTTGACATACATTGGTTTGGCTGTGGTACAAGGACTGGACAATGCTGGCAGGCGACGTGCAACCCTCATCAGCGTGGGCGCGGTCGTTACCAGCGTGCTATACAACACACTGGCTGGGTTGTTCCACCGCAACACTGAGTTGCTTGCATCGCTGCCGTTCTGGGGTGAGTGCTTGCTGGCAGTGCTACACGGTGCGCCGTTGGCCTGGGTAGCATACCTCGTGTCGGATCTATTGCTGCATACAGCGCCGGTCAAGGATGAGCCCGCACTGAACTACGCACGCATTGCGCCCCAAGTTGAGTACACACCGGCTGTTGAGGTGCAAGCGGTCGAGGAAGACGACAACTCAGAAGCAGCAGTGCCTGCAAGCGCCCGGGAGCCTAATTCCGTGACGCCTGCACACACACCACTACTTGTGCCAGCACCGCCAGTAGCCACGCAAGCAGCCGAGTTGCCGGTATGCGCCTGTGGCTGCAACGAACTGCTGTCAGCCTCGGACGTAAAGGGCCGCAGAACCCGCAAGCGCGGCACTCGGCACAACCACTAGCCTACCCCTCCCCACCACAAGCGCCCCGCTCCACCGAGCCGGGCGCTTTCGTTTGTCCATCAAATATTGATACTAGACAAGTGTGTTACGAAGTGTTACATTGTAACACACAGGGAGAAACACATTCGTGAAAGGTACAGCGATGACACTTCAGCAGCAGTTTGGCGCAGCGTTCGAGGCGTTCATAGTAGATTCGGCGGAAGATGCGATTATCTCATCAACCCAGGCGGGCTATGGCGGCAGCGGGTATTCGGTGGAACTGTTTGATGACGGTACGTTTCGTGTCCTGTGGAACAATGAGATTGGCAATCTGTACGAGTCGCCTGGGCTTATTCTCGGCATCCCCCAGCTTGACACTGACGAGATGAACAACGACGAGCCCGCCCTGAGTTACTTCGACAGCGCCATTGCCTCCTTGCGTGAGCGGTTCGATACGCTAGATGAGGAGTACTGATGGCTGGCTATCGCGAAACGGAACAGCTCAAACGGCAGATGGCGGATTTGTTGCCCTACTATGACAACAGCAAGACCGCAGTGATCGAGCAAGCAGTAGCAGCGCTCCATCAACAGCACTTTCCAGCACAATATCCCGATCCACCGCACATTGTCGGCTGGGATGCACTTATTCTGGCGCAGGACGCACCATGCAGTGACACAGGCGTGATGCTCCGAGCAGGGAAGAAGGCATACCGGGAAGTGTGGAGCGACGGTCGTCCGGGCGACATCGTAAGCAGAGAGAGCCTGATAGCAGATCGGGTCATTACTGACTAGGCAGTGCAGTGCTAGATACGACGAAGCCCCGGCGATCAGTGATCGCCGGGGCTTCGCTTTGCGGGAGTGTATCGGCTTGCGCCAGATGTGGCGTAAGCGGCGCAAGCGAAAGCCCAGGCAACTCGCCTGGGCTTTGTAGTGGGCGGCGGCTGGTTAGGCTACGTACGTATCGCCGTCACACCCGTGATGGAACACGTTCGGCTCACCACGGAACCAGCGCGGCCCGCCGCCGCTCCACGAGCTAGAGATAGGCGCATAGTTCCAGGGGAACCCCTTGCCGCACTTAGCACAACGAGAGAACAAAAATCGCTTCAGCGCCTGAACGAAATGGACTTGGATCTTCCAGTGGTGAATGTGCCAGCGAGGGTGCTGCCACCAGGGACGTGGGCGGTAGTAGTCACGAGCAGCACGCCATTGTAAGAGTAGAATATGTTCTTGATCTTCCTGCGATATAGTACCAAAGAGACAACGCGGATGATTAACCGTATTCACATTGGTCCTCATCTCCAGCGCGGCGGCGCGTTCTTGCTCGGTAAGGTTGCGATAGAACCAATCACAGCTATCATCGGTGCCATCCTTCTCAGGGTCAACGTGCCAGATTGTCACAAGTGACGGGTAGTAACGAAAGCCACCCATCATTGGCTTCTTGTCTGCCCAGGGGCGGCGTATCTCGTGGGCAACAGTCATTGGGTCATGCATCTAAACCTCCATAACTTTCATCGTGAGCACTATCTCAGCCTGCCACAGCCTGCACGTCCACAGCTTCAGGCTCCCGCGTGGTATCCGCACCTCGGCAGCCGGGCAGCGCAGATAGCGTAATTTACTCATTCTTTGCGTCGGGATGACCAGGATCACGGTATGCCTTGGCATATAACTGGTCTAACCGTTCCAGCGTAGCGGTATCTTGTGACAAGTGAGTATCATACATAATGCGAGGGGTGCCAATAGGTTGTATGTGGGGCAATGACACAGCAGCATTTTTCCATTTAGACAATTCTGAATAAATGGGCTGAGTAGATACAACCTGCTCAGGTGGCACAATCGCCTTGTTTTTGTACTTAATTTTATTAAATGCCGGACTGAGCGTCTGTATATACCATCGCTCTGCTTCATCTAGTGAACCGTGTATCACTGCCACCTCGCAATGCAAAGGATCTGGCGGTTCCCATCGGCGGCATATTGCGTCGGCCAGGAGTTTATTCGTGTGAATGTGTTGCCAGATACGTGACTGTACACCGGCTGTAGATTGCCCTACATAGAGAACCACTGCATCTACAATGTCACGAATGACATAAACACAGGACAGACGCTTCTTACCGTATTCCTTTTGCAGTAAGAACTCGTGCAACTCTATAGTGTATTTACCTGTTTCTCTCCACATATCAATCCGCCTCCATCTTGGATCACTGCGTCACTCACATTAGGCTCCCATAATGGATTAAGGGCATCCGTACTATATTGATACGCTTGGCAAGCTGCAAGATAAGGGAGATCACTTCGTAGCGCCTCTCGCTTGTTTACAGAACAACGTACATGTTGGCACTCGGCGACAATCCACTTAGAGCAGGTCAAGCATGTCTTGTTCATAACCAGAAACCTCCTGTAATTTTCGTTTTCGTGCCTCTTGTACCGCTGCCTTGATTCGTGCTCCGTGCTGCTTGCGCTTCTCAGGATCAGCCCACGCCGCATCTGCGCCGTAGCAGACCTCAGGGAATATGTTTCCATGTTCGTCTTTTGATAATATGTTGAATACTTCCATCCCATACTCCATACTCTCTGGCAAGTTCACGAATAGTAGCAACTCCATCTGTATACCTTTGTCTAATTTGGCGCACATCATCTGCCTGAAGACGAGTCTTTTTGTTCAGTTCCCCAAAAAGACGCTTCTCAGGATGTGTATGCCATCCATTCCGTAATCCAAATGCACTACGTTTTTTAGCCACACGATCAGCAGTGTTTGCGACATTTGTTGCTGCAAACAGATGGTCGGGATTCACACATGACGGGTTATCACACCGATGGCATATAACTAGACCTTCGGGTATTGAATCGTGCATTATGATATATGAGACACGATGGGCCTTCATAGTCTTGCCGTTTAGTTTAAAACAACCATACCCGTTACTGAACTTCCCACCCTTCCACTCCCAGCATCCTTTTGTAGACTGGTCTACCTTCGACCAAAAACGCTCTCTATCTCGCTCTGTCATTATCGCCTCCATACACTTCAAATCGCCCCCACTGCTTTTAAAGCCTCATCCACGGTTCGCACCACAACAACATGCCCCCGCCACACCTGATGCCACTGCTGCTCATCTGGTGTTAGCCGTTGGTCGCTGGGTCGCTGGGCAGGGTTCTTAATCTCTAGCAAATAATTCGTACCACCCCTAGCAACTAGCAGATCGGGGCAGCCTTGCCCTACAGCAGCGAGGCTCTGTACCGTTGCACCCACTTGCCGCAACGCTTGCACAATAGTGGCGTGGTTATGATCAACCTTTGCAGCTCGTCTCATTGCTGTTGCCTCCACTGGCACCGCTCGATCAACGCGCATTGTTCGGTATGTTCTGTGGCTCTGCTGGTCTGCATCGTCGTGCTCCTGTGTATTGCGTCGTTTGCCGCGCTATCGTCGCTCCTGTGGCCGCTGGTGGCGTTTGGTGGGGCTTCTACGGTTGATAGCCCTTGTCAGCCCGTGCCTTGATGTCACATTGATATTGCAGCAGTCGCTCCGACGCCTCCTCGCTCAGTGACAGGATGAAACTATAGCGGCGTCCACTTGGCAGCGCATCGTAGAGTATCTGTAACTCGGCTGTCGTCAGGGGGGCCGAATCGTTCAACCGTCGCTTGCCGTACTTCTCGCTGATGCACTGGCGGCAGTGCCCGTTCAGGTCGTCGGGCATCGTCACATTCAACGGGAAGCGCTCCAACGGAAGGGACTGCCAGCAGCCGGGGCAGTACTTCCAGTTGCGGCGACACATCGTACAGAGGCGATGCACCCGTGACTCGGTGCGAGCGGCGCAGCGCACGCAGATCCCGGCGTGGATACGATTGGTAGCAATTGCCTGTGTCATTACAGCCTCCATAGGTCTTTCGTTGCGCTCGGGGCCGCTCATCGCGTCTGATGGGGCGTTAGAAGTTTCCTTGCCTCGGCAGCATCGCCTCCGGCGTCCACTCCTCTTTGCTCACGTTGTAGCGCCCAACATACAGCTCGTCGTTGCCTTCTACCCGCTCAAACGATACGCAGCCGACACGTGCTCCAACGGGGATAAGGATTGGATAGTGCCGATGGTTCCATATCTCTAATGTCCACCGTGATACGAACCCGCAGTCACCAAGGCCAGCCGACTCGTGTACTGATAATCCATGCCGAGCAAAGGTGCTTCGCGTATGCAAAATAGGCAGCAAATCGGGTACTGTCGTGCCAATAAACTGCATCGTGTGACACAGTGCAAAGAACCCCGGAGGAATAACAATGTCGTTATTTGTGATGAAGGCGTGGTGCAGTCGAAACACACGATGCGGATCTACATCGCCTATGTGTATATTGCCTACGCCCGGGTCACGTAACCAATACTGCTCCCCTATGGTCACGTCGATGTGCGTTCCCTCAATCTTGCCGGGCGCTGGGTCACAGACGATTGCGCCGCTGGTGAGCGCGTCACGGATCGCGTTGCTGCCGAGTATCATGATTTTTCTTTCGTTGTGGTAAGAAGGGCACTGTTGGGCAACATTTCAATCCAGGTACAGAACGTGCGCCACTCGGCGAGCCGATGGTTGCGGCGAGCGTGGTAGATCGAGCGAAGCACCTGATAGTTGAGGCTCACCGTGCGATGGTAGAGGAAGCCATACGGCACCGCCTGTTGGAGCGCACGCCACGCGGCGGCCTCTGGGCCTTTGTGCTTGCCCGTGGCGATCCAGGCATCGCGCAGCCTGTTCAGGGAGCGCACAAGATAGTCAGCGGCTACTGGATCAATACCCTCGAAGCAAAACATATCGCTATGGAACGGCTCCCGGCCGAGGGTGTGCATCATGCTGGTGCTGTTCTGCGTCACGTCGCTGGCCTCGACGCCCACGCGGTACGTATCAAACTCCTTCCACCAGTAGCCGGGGGCCTCGATCTCCACAATCACCGGCAGCATTCGCAGGTACTTGCCGTGGTCGCTGCCGATCTGTGCCAGGCGCAAGGCGAGCGCGGTATCTGCTGGGCCGAAGTCGAAACCAATAGCCAGTTCTGCATCGTGCTGCACCTCGCTATCACCCTTCTGCCAACTCTCCCAGGAGTTACGCATTCCTCGGATCGTAAAATCCCACTGCTCGGGGGATGGCTCGGCATAGCCGATGATTCGTAGCCCGCTCATCGTGTACCTTCCTGTTGTTGCTGTCGCACCCGCCATCGCCGGGCGTGGGACTTCGCCGCAAGTTTACTAATGCCAAACTGCGCCCCCGCCTGCTCCCAGGTGAGTCCATCTTTGTCGTGAAGCTCCACAAGCAACTTTCCACGCTGTTCGTGAACTTCAACGCTTTCGCGCCGGCGGCGCGGCGGGTTCGTGCTTTTGCGTTGGCGGTGCGGTGGTTCACGGCGTCCATCACACTCCCAACAATACGCCTCGCGCCCGCTCACATCGCGCCGCTTCACACTGAATGCATCAACCGCCTTGACCGTCTCGCAGGCGGGGCAATACTTCAACCCTGCCTTTTGACACGCCCCACACAACCGTCGTCGCGTATCTCGTAGTGTTGCCCCACACGCGGCACATTGCTTGCGCTGGATGCGCCGCCGCACAATGGCAAGCGGCGTGGGCGACTCCGGCTCGCCATAGCCGTAGAGGCTGAGTGGAATATCCACATAGCCGCCTGTTGTCATCGCGCCACCTCCGCCCGTCGCTGCCCGCGCACCAGCCCCCAGATGACCACACACAGCAGCGTCACCCACACCTTACCGACGATCTGCCCCGCGAGGAAGTCCAGGCTGCCGAATGCCAGCCAGAGGAACAGCACGCTATCGACTGCCAGCCCCACGGTGCTGCTCGCCAACGCCGCCCACAGCCACGAGCGGCGGCGCAGTGGTGTATAGACCACCATATCCGCCAGTTCACTCAGGAGGAACGCCCCGCCGCTGGCAATAGCTAAGGCCGGGTCAAGCAGACCAGAGAGCAGCGCCCCGGCCGCGATCGCGCCGAGCGTCCAGCGGCGGCCGAGCGTGTCCTGTAGGATGTCACGCAGCACGAAGGCAAGTCCAGCAAAGTACACGCCCGCTGGTGCGAGGAGGCCGAGGCCCACGGGCACCAGGCCGAAGGTGCCAATGGCGGCGTTCGCGGCGACGATGGTTGACACATAGCAGGCGAGGGCGATGTAGCCTATTGTTGGGCGAGCCATGTGGTGTACTCCTGTATGTTTGTAATGGCGAGCTGCGCCGGGTGATAATCCAGATACTTCTGTGCTTTGCTATAGGTAGCGTGCTGGCGTCCGTTACGGTAGGTGCGCCCCATAATGCCGCACATTTCGGGGGCGCTGCTGTCAGTTGAGAACTGAACACCGTAGCGCCGTTCGGCCTCGGTGATCATCGCAATGGCTTCTGGCACGCACACCCCAAGCACATGGGCCCGGTGAATGCCCGACGCCGCCAGAAGTGGCACCACAAGTGCGAGGGTGGCGGCGAACACAGGCAGCAGCGAACGCACGCGGCCCAGAATGCAGAAGCCGCCAAAGGCCAGCCAGTCGCGGCCGGGGCGCAGCAACGGCAGCAGGTCGGCGACGCACCCTAGATACTGCGTCGGGCTCGCCCCTTGCGCCGCGTAGGCAATCGCGCCGCGTACCCGGTGCGCTTGGCTGTGGTAATAGTGAGCACTACGTAAGGTTTCAAGCACAGCTGGTGCAGCGGTTGTCTCTGTGCCGCGCTGCTTGACCCGCTTGCCGTTCACAATGGCCTCATCCACGCCGCAGAGCATGTCATAGGTCACAAGCGCCTCTGCGTGGCTATGATGGCCGCGTAATTCAATCTGTGTTTCTAGTTCGAGTTGCCGCTTCAGAGCCGTCCAGGGTTGTACGCGGTTCAGCATGTCGAGTTCTTGAAACGCGCCGCTGTCGATGATATAGCGGGTGCCTGGCGCAAGATCTACAGGGTAGTGCGGATTGACCATCGCGCAGCCGTTGACCGCTTCTGGCGTGAATACTTCTCGATTCAAGATATTATTGTTCTTGGAGGGATAAAAGATCATCGTCCCACCTGCCGCCGCTGCTCCCACTGCGCCACCGCTGCCACCAATGCATCCTCAGCGAGGAGGATAGCAGCGAGCCCGTCTTTCAGCTCCCGCGTGATCTGTAGCCGCCGATCCAGCGCGTCGGTCTTCGTCGGGTCGCTTGGGTCGTAGGCTGCCACCCGCGCCGCTTGGACGGCCTGCCAGCGGGCCAGCGTAGCCGAGTCGGCGCTATCCACGCTGGCGTCGAAGGCTGCGCCCGCTGCGACCATTGCGGCGTAGGCGGCGTCGAGAGCTTCCTGTGCTGCCTCCCGCTCGGCACACAGCGGGCAGAGCAGCGGTGGGGCGTCTGGTGCGGGCCGAGGCGTCACCGCGCCACACGCGCGGCACTTGATGCGGATAATCCGCTGCATCGGCTGGGGCGCTACGTCCTCAAAGAGCACATCAATTGCATCATCTATCGGCTGCTGGTAGGGAGCGTATAACGGATCGCGCTCTTTGATATACAGCGTGACGGGCACACGGGGCTTGATCATTGGTATGGTTGTCATGGCCGCTCTCCGTACTCAAAGCGGGCGCTGCGAGCTGCGTTGTATGCCTCGATCAATCGCGGACTATTGAGTGAACGGGTGGTGAACTGGGGGACAATGTTTATATAGTCAGAGGAAGACTCGTCACTGGGCACAATCGCAATTTTGCCAGTTGGTGTGTCTGAAAACTCCATGCTCGGGTAAGGCCACACATGAAAGCTCCCATCATTGCGCTCATGCCAAAAGTGTGGACGATCATCTAACATTGCTCCGTGCTGCCAATCTTCATGGATAAACAGCACAGATGACCCTGTTATAGACTTTAACTCGTAGGTATACCAGGGCATGTTGTACGCCTTGCGTAAGCCACCAGAATCTCGCATCGCTGTAAACGAAGGCATCCTTTTTATAGTCTTGAAACTACTCGCATCGCAGCCGCCAACAACAACTCCATTTCGCAACACAGGCGCTTCAATATTTCCACAGAACACCACGACAGGATGCTCCATGGCAAGTGCAGCACACTTTATAAGTTCCTTCTCGCTAACATTCTTATGCCCTTTGATCTCAATATAATGCCCCTGCTCTGGTAACCAGAAGTCAGGCAGATAACGCCCAGCCTCGTTCAGTTCGTACCCTTCGGCCTCGTATTCATATTTAATACCAAGCGCATCAAGGAACACAGCCCACCTAGCCTCGATCCTGCTACGGAAATGGTAGCCGTTATAGCGGGTCTGAATTGCTTTGATCATTGCTGTACCCTCTGATT